GTGTTTAACGCTAGTGATTTTGTAATCCTAAATATTTAAAGAATATGGCTAATAAAAAAATATCGTATACTACGAGAGACTTCCAATCAATTAGAACTGAATTAATAAACTTCACTAGAACTTATTACCCAGAGTTAGTTGATAACTTTAATGATGCGAGTGTATTCTCAGTATTATTAGATTTAAATGCTGCGGTTACGGATAACCTTCAATTTAATATTGATAGAAGTATTCAGGAAACTGTATTACAATATGCACAACAAAGGTCTTCAGTTTTTAATATTGCCAAGACTTATGGATTAAAAGTTCCGGGTCAAAGACCATCAGTTGCTTTGGTTGATTTTTCAATAACAGTACCCGCTTTTGGTGATAAAGAAGATTTAAGATATTGTGGTATACTACGTAGAGGTTCTCAAGTAAGCGGTGCAGGTCAAGTATTTGAAACGGTTTATGATATTGATTTTTCATCGCCTTCAAATGCTGAAGGATTCCCTAATAGATTAAAAATACCAAATTTTGATTCAAATAATAAATTATTAAATTATACAATTACTAAACGAGAAACTGTTGTTAATGGAATTACCAAAGTTTTTAAAAGAGTTATTACAGCAAATGATGTAAAACCATTTTTTGAATTATTTTTACCTGAAAAAACTGTTTTAGGTGTAACTAGTGTATTATTAAAAGACGGTACTCAATATGCGAATGTCCCATCAAACCAAGAATTTTTAGGTGTTGATAACAGATGGTTAGAAGTACAAGCCTTGGCTCAAGATAGAGTTTTTATTGAAGACCCAACAAAAGTTTCTGATAATCCCGGTATTAAAGTTGGTAGATATGTAACTACCGCAACTAAATTTATAACAGAATTTACTCCGGAAGGTTTTTTTAAAATGACTTTTGGTGGTGGAACACAATCTGCGGATGAACAATTACGAGAATTTGCTCGAGACGGAAAACCTTTAAATTTATATAAATATTCAAATAACTTTGCGTTAGGTAGTACTTTAAAACCTAATACTACTTTATTTGTTCAGTATAGAATTGGTGGTGGTTCAGGAACTAATTTAGGTGTTGGTGTTATAACTCAAATAGGTACAGTTTCATTTTTTGTAAATGGTCCATCAGATTCTGTTAATACAACTGTGGTTAATTCATTGAGATGTAATAATGTTACTGCGGCAATTGGTGGGGCTAATTATCCAACAACGGAAGAGGTTAGAAATTTAGTATCATATAACTTTACGGCTCAAAATAGAGCGGTTACAATAAATGATTATGAATCCATAATAAGAACAATGCCATCTCAATTTGGGGCTCCTGCTAAAGTAGCGATAACTGAAGAAAATAATAAGATTAAAGTTCAAATGTTATCTTATGACGAAACAGGTAGATTAACTGAAATAGTTTCTAATACATTAAAAAATAATGTGGCGAATTATTTATCAAATTATAGAATGATTAATGATTACGTGTCAATTGAAAGTGCTAATGTTATTGATTTAGCAATAAATGTTGATGTTGTGTTAGATAATTCACAAAATCAGGGTTCAATTATATCTCAAATAATTAATATAATTACTGATTATTTTGACCCAACAAACCAAGAAATGGGTGAAAATGTTAATGTATCAGAATTAAGAAGATTAGTTCAAAGTGAAAATGGGGTTATTTCTGTTTCTGACATGACATTTTTTAATAAAGTTGGGGGTCAATATTCTTCCTCTCAAACATCACAAAGATATATTGATTCGGAAACTAAACAAATTGAATTAGTTGATGATACAATTTTTGCCGAACCAAGACAAGTGTATCAAGTTAGATATCCAAACAAAGATATTAATGTTAGAGTTAAAAATATTAAAACGGTTAATTTCTCTTAGCAATTTATTTTAAAATTTATTGAATTATCCTTATTATTAATCAAACAAAATAATATGGATTATATTTTACAATTTTTAGACGCTATAAAAGGTAATAATGGTACTTGGATTCAAGCTATCGTTATTAGTTTAATTTTACATATTAGACTTTGGATAGGAATACCATTTTTTATACATTATTTAATAATTGTTATTAAAAACAAAACAAATATTAAAATATTCCCAACATTAATGTGTATTTTTTTTATGACCTTGATTGGGTATGAATCTACAAACATTTATAGTGATAGACAATCTGAGACTAAAAAATATAACATAGAACATGTTAAAAAAACTACAAATAATTTAATTATAGTGATACAAGGGGTTAATAATCCATTTAAGGATTTTATCTCTAAAAACAAAACTCAAGTTGACGTTACAAATTCTCGTGATGAAAATGGGTTGGGATATATTAAATCAAAAAATTTTACAAAAGATACTCAAGTTTTAACTTATGTGAGTTCACATAGTGAAAACTTAACACCTGAAGATGTTTATAGTGTGATTTATTACTACAAGTTATTTAATCCAAATGGGAAAGTTATTATGGTTGGACATAGTATTGGAGGATACAATGTTATTCAAGTTGTAAGTGAATTGAAAAAACAAAAAATTAATATTGATTTGACTATTTTAATTGACCCGGCAAATAAAAAAGAAAACAATGTTGACTATAATATCCCTACAAATATAAATAGATTAATTAATTTAACTTCAACTGAATATAGTGATGAGTTCATATTTTTTACAAATTCAGGGGGTAAATCAACATCGTCAAATAATGTGAATTATGTTAACATTGAAATAAAAAATACTACACATACTACTATTGATAATGTTACTTATCTTAAAATTAATCAATTATTAAAAGATTTTATTGAAAAAGGGGTTAATCCGATAAGTGAGATTAAGAAATATAAGTTTTAATCATAATTTATTTTATTAAATAATGAATTATCTTTTGAAAATAGTATATAAACTATTTATTAAAAAAGATTATTATGTCCAATTCATTTAGAATAAGAACTGAGCCTGGTGTTGATAAATCACTTAATGTCTTGATAGACCAAGAATTTGAGTATTTAGAAATATTATCTCTAAAAATATTACAAAGTCAAATTTACACTAGACAATGCTCTGATTACGGAGTACTTGTTGGTAGAGTTAGTGTTAATAATGGTTTTGGTATCCCAAATGCTAAAGTTTCAATATTTGTACCATTAGATAGTACTGATGAATTAGACCCCGTAATTTCCGAGTTATATCCATATAAATCACTTTCCGACCTTAATGATGACGGATATCGTTATAATTTATTACCTTATACACAATCCCATAGTGGTCATATACCAACAGGAACTTTTTTCACTAGAAAAGATGTGTTAGTTGACCCAACATTAATCCAAGTTTATGATAAGTACTATAAATTTTCCACAGTAACTAATACAAGTGGTGATTATATGATATTTGGATTACCAACCGGTAGTCAAACAATTGTTGTTGATATTGATTTATCGGATATTGGTGAATTTTCATTATCGCCTCAAGATTTAATAAGAATGGGTATTGCAACACCATCACAAGTTGCGGGCGTTACATTTAAATCATCGACAAATTTAAGAAGTTTACCTCAAATTGTTACAATTAATAGAACAGTTGAAGTTGAACCTTTATGGGGGCAACCTCAAATATGTAATTTAGGGATTACAAGAACTGATTTTGATTTGTCATCTGAAGCAGGGATTGACATTAATCCTACAGCTATTTTTATGGGTTCCATAGTTTCTACAACTGATGATGATGCTTTAAAACGAACCTGTCAAGTTAGGGGTAATGCGGGTTATTTATGTAGTTTAACAACGGGTCCCGGAGAAATTTTAGGTATACGTCAAACAATATTCCAAGATGAATATGGTAGACCAATATTGGAATCTTTTGATTTAGATGAGGGTGGTAAAGTAATTGATTCAAATGGGACATGGTTAATTGATATCCCAATGAATTTGGATTATTACATTACAAATGAATTTGGTGAACAAGTTTTATCAAACGACCCTAAAAAAGGTGTTCCAACAAGAGCCAAATGTCGTTTTAAAGTAAAATGGGACCAGTCACCATCATTATCAGAACAAATTAAAAGAGGTTACTTTATTGTACCAAATGTTAGAGAACATGGGTGGACTAGTAGTGGTTCAGACCCATTGAGTGATTCTAATAGAGCATTAAATTCACCGTATGACTTGGCTATGAAATCATACGCGTTTAGTTTAGATTGGGCTGATTATGGATATACAGGTACGTCTAATAGTAGTGGTGCAAATATTGGTCGTCAAATGATTCAAGAGGCGATTGATTGTGACGATAAATTTTATGTAATGCAATACAATAAAGTTTATACGGTATCTCAGTTAGTTGATAAATTTAGAAAAGGTATAACACCTGATAGATTTATTGGGATTAAAAATATATTAGATGATAGTTGTAATAGTGAAAACAACAAATTTCCAACAAACGATTCCAATATGAGATTTGATATAATTTATATTTTATACTCATTTTTAATGATGGTATTTAGACCCGTACTGTATGGATTATTAATAACTATGCACTTATTATATTTTACAATAATGTTGCTTAGAATATTAGTGATACCTGCGTTAATACTTTATTATACTGTACAAATAATTAATACGGCAATTTTAGTTGTTGGAACGGTACCATATGCGTTAGGTTTAATTGTTGGGTATCTTCTTCAAATTATTCTTTATATATTACTTATTGCGGCTTTTGTTATTATATTAAAGGAATTATGGAAGATGGATTTAAAAGGTATTTCATTGCCTATGTTGACTTATCCGGATTGTGATTTATGCGATTGTTCTGTTGGTCAAACACCAAGTACTGAAGGTACTGTGAGTGAAGATGCCACGGCTTCCGTTTCAGATATTTCAGGTGATTCAACTGAGGAATTTCCTTGTCCGTATATATATCTTGACCCTAAACCGGATAATGCGTTATCGTCATCTTTAGTTTTGTTAGGTGTTAGTAGTCCTTTATATAAAATTCCAGGTAATTCAGTAGAATCTTATATAAAAAATGCTGTTACATCAATATATTCAGGTAAAATACCTGCTGGTGATAGCGATAATAGTGTTGGTATTCCCAAAGTACAGGAAATAGTTTATGAACTTAATGGTAGTCAAGAAAATGATTATATATTTTCATCTAATTTAACTTTGGCGGAAAGAATAAATTTATTTAATACAAAAGCGAAATATTTTGATAACTCACCTGGCGTAAATCCGGGAGGTGGTGTTAATAGAATAAAAGTGACATTTGACCCAGATAATAATCCACCAACTCAAACTACTAATTTTCATTATGATAACACTATAGTCATTTTATGTGATAAAAATAGTTTAAGTAGTTTAAGTGTTGGTCAAATGATTTCATTCCAAAATCCTACATTAACCAAAGATATTAATTTATTTAGTGGTGTAACAAATTCTTATGGTAATCAAGCGATTAGTGGATTTACATCAACAGGAATGACTCAGGTTTCTTTCTATTATGCTAACCCTAATCTCGCGGGGACACCTGTACAGATTAATTATAATGTTATGTTAACAGGTTCAACGGAATTTACTGGTACAACAAATGGTTATAATAATTATTATAAATTCCCGATGGATTTGGAGTATTTCCAAGTTATAACAGGTATGACTTATTCTGAATTTAGTGGTCAATGTGGGACATCAATACCTAATTCTCTTAATGAACGATTTTTATTTAATGAAATGTTTCTTCAAAGATGGGCAGGTGGAGGTCAAATAACTCCGGGTTGTTGGGTTGGTGATTACACTAAAGATGGTAGTCAAGATTTTCCGATATTAAAAAAACCAATAAATTATTTAAAAGACCCTGACCAACAATGTGTTTTAATCTTAAATAGAGGTGTTGACCCTAATGTACCGAGAGTAAAAATTAGATACGATTTAAATATTTTATTTGGTAAAAATTTAGGAAGTGACCCATCATTAATTATTGAAGGGAATTATAAAATGAATTATCCAATTCAGGGTAAATTTAAGAATGTAAGTCACGATGAAAATAATTTACCAAATAATTTAGCGACAGATTCATATTCTGGGGAAAAATTATATTTCGATACGTTTGATTTTACAGCGGACACCCCTTCATTTTCATCATTTACATCACCATTATTTAGTTATTATTCTAAATTAGATAACAATGCGTTAACTTATAAACCAAGTTGTCCTCCACCTCCGAATGGTCTTGAAGACCCATTACCAGTTTCTTATGGTGCTCAAGCAAGTAGTGTATATGGTTTAAACGTTATTGGTCAAAATGATTTTACAAAGGAATGGAATGCTCCTGTAACGGTGAATATATATCCTTATCCTAGCTCGCCAGAATGTACATCTTATAACCCTGTAAGTAATGGTAATGGTTCAGATACTAATACAAATAGAGGTTATTATGTTGGAGAAATAGTTGAAGGTGGGTCGTTGGCGTATATGAGATTAACTGTTGGTCTACCAACAAATTATAGTTATGATTGGACAGGTAATTATTTTGCACCAATATATGATACAACAGGAAATACTTTAACTTATATATTAACGTCAAACGATAATAATAGAATGGTTATGAGGTCGGATAGATTACCGACCTCAACTACTGTTGAACAAACTTGTTGTAATGGATTTTCGTTACAACATAATTCATCTTTTATGATGTATGATATTCCTGATGAAGGTTTAGTGGGTATTGATACAGCTGTTAGTGCGGCATCTACAGGTGGGGGAGGAGCATCCCAAGATTTAACGGGGGATACTCAAAATTTCACAAATAGTGTTATTGATTCATTTACTTGTAGTGGGTCTGTACCATTAGAGTGTTATGGGGATGATGGTAATGGTAATATTGTAATAAATCATGGTGGGTGTGAAGAATATAATGGAGAAACAATCTTTCAAGGAGGTTGTTATATTGTTGTAACAACAGTTTTTGTTTCATTACTTCGAGATTTTGGTTTATTAACTGAGTGGATATCTAGAAGTAGTATTAATCTTGGTGCGTGTAGAAATGTTTGGTCACATATATTTGCAAATAATTGGATAAATGGTACTTTATACGCGTATTCCTTCCATAATGACGTTACGTATGGTAGCCCATTTGGGAACCAACCAAATGTTCCAAATAGTGAATTTTGTACAGATACGTTAGTGTTACACCCAACTAATAATTTTTATTATAGATGTAGTCCATATAAAGATTCTACAGGTATTTTTATTGGTAAAGATAGACCATCATCTTCTAGTTTTAGTAATGCTCAAGGAGATAATTTTAATTATTTATTAACTCCAACAACTTTAATTGATTTAGGACCAAGAAGTGCTTATTTACAAGAATTAGTTATGTCGGACGCATACGATGGGTATGTTGCAAATAAATTATCGACAACTACGTATGGTAATGTGACAGAAATATTAAATTTATTGATTATTAGTCGATTAATAAATAAAAGTTTTATTGACCAAATGTTACAATTTTTAGTAGGGTCTAATATTACGGCATATTTTAGTCGTGTTAAATACAAAGTTGATGGTGATTATTCTCAATTGATTTCAATCAATTCAGAACTTGGGGTATCTCCTTTTGAATCTTTAAATTATCCTGATAATCCATTTCCTCAACAAAATCCTGTTTATTGGAATGGATTTGCTTCGGATAGTGCGGTTATAGGGATTTTCTTTAGTTCGGATACTCAAACTAGAGATTTTATTACACCAAAAAGAACGATTGTTGATAATACTGTACCAGCCAATTCGCCTTGTGGGTTTAGTTATTTTGATGCGTTTAGTCAAACAGTTCCATTCTATCAATGGAGAATTGAAGAATTGTCAAGTAAACCGTCAATATTTGGAAAAGAAGATAATGGTTGGAATACAGACCCAATTAATGGTGATGGTAGTTTTCTTTCGTTAAAATATCAATCAATGGATAGAATAGAAACAACATCAAGATATTTTAGAGGTACGGCAAATAATTCATCTGAAACTAATTATTATAAAGGTTATATATTCGCGGTTAACAATCTCGGTCAAATAGATGAAAATATTTCAAATTGGGATAAAAATAATCCGGAACCAGACTCAGTAACTGTTGGGGCTCCGTTTCATTTTTACTTTGGTTTAAAGAAAGGTGCGTCTGCGTTTGATAGGTTTACAACTAAATGGATTGATACAACAACATTTGTTAATTAATTATGGGTAATAGAATAGATACAAGAGTAATTTTAGGTTCATTAAGGTATAAGTCGGCTCCGGATACTAATCTGATGTTTAATGTACCTTTAGTACAAACAGCGCAACAAAATGTTGAGTTTGATAGGAATATTGATGTGAATTTAGAACAAGTGTTTGATGATGAAAGACAAAAATCTGATATATTTAGACCTACATGTAAATTTTCCGTGTTATTTAATAATTCGTACACCGGATTTACAAATTATGTTCCGTTAGAAAATAATTTGTATTATGTAAATGAGGTGGCAGCGGCAAAGGCAAATTGTCCCATAGACCCAAAGATTGCGTGGACAGGATTCCCCCAATATCATGAATTTGATTTTATTAGAAGTGATTACAATGTTTCGGGTTATACTGTTTTGGATGTTAGTGGTTATAGTCATGTTAATTTTGTAAGCAAAAGTGCTTCAACATATAATTGGAATCATTTTATAAGTTATCCTTTTGAAAATGATTATAACCAACAATTAGAGGCAATTGAGAAAAAAACAACTGAAACTTTAACTTGGGTGGCATCGTCCGGTATACCATTTATCATTGAAAACGATGAAAATAATGGACAAAATATTGTGGCATTTAGATGTCCGGTTAAACATGGTTTAACTGCGGGTGAATCGGTTAAGTTAAATTTTTCATACAATAATAATGACACTTTTACAGTATATTCATTAGGCGATGGGTTTGCGGGTAGTGATTTATATATTTTTAATATTTTTAATGTTGGATTTACAGGTACAACATTTGATGATGGTGTTGAGGGTACGTTTAAAAGAGTTATTAATTCAGATAATCCTAATGATACTACATCAATGTATTATGTTAGAAAACATAAGATTTTAACTAATGTTGATGATGCGGTTTTAGTTAACGCGGGATTTGACCAAAATATTTTTGGTATTAAGAAAAAATATGAAAGTAGTGGTTATACACCTAACAGAATTTCGAGAGTTTCAATAAAGGAAGGTTCACAAAATTACACATTATCTTTTAGTAAAGATATTAAAATAAATCCATTATTAGACAATTTACAACGACCAATTACAGAGTTATTTTTTACAACTATTTGGAAAGGTTATTTCGGATTAACTCTTGGAAGACCAAAAGGTGCTGGATTAGGGTATTATGGTTTAAAACAAGGTTATGAGTTTAATTTACCTTTAGACCCTGTAACTAAACTACCATCTGTTTGGTGGGGTGATAATAACTCAAAATCAAACACTAATTTTCCTTTAGGTACTTATCAAACACCATTGGGGGTTTTGTTATCGCCAGCTGGTCAAAAAATTAATTTTACATATGTTTTACCATTAAAAGAAGGTGATACGTTAGACGGTGATTATTGTGAATGGAATAATTTTGAACAAACTGAAAGAGTTATTTCAAAATTGTACCATAAAATCACATATAATCCACAAGTGTTTAATATAGGAACACCAAAACCTGCGGGACTTAATATGTCATCAGGTAATCCTTATGGTTATTATTATCAACCTCATCAAGGTTTAACTATTAGGTCTTTTTCTCCGTATGTTGAAGAAGGTAATAAGAAAAATGTTGTTGATGTTCCGAATTATTCGTATTTCTCGTCAAGTAAAGATGCCTTCTTGTGGAAAGATTTATATAGTTATGGTTATATAGATTCGGATAATGTTGGAGTTAATTATCCATTTTTAAATGGTGTTCATTATCCAAATGAGACAATTATTTTTAGAATAATACCGGAAGGAACTAATTATAGTGAACAAAACATAACCGCAGAACCAATAATAGACGATTGTGAGTAATAAATTTAGATTTGTAATCCCAAATGATGAACAGTACATTCTTTTACCGATTGAACTTAAATGGGATATGTATGGTCAAGAAGATAGTATTGAACTTTATGAAGAGGATGTCATAAAGGAGATAATAGGTGTTGCTGAAGATTTTGAATTACTGAGGTTTTCACACGCACCATATGATAATGATACAAAAACTGACGTTAAATATGATTTTCATTTTTATAGTGGTAATCCTACTAATGTAACAACGGCGACTAATAATGATTGGGTGACTAGTTATTTACCGGAAGGTTTTACTAAAACTGAAATTTACTATTTTGAAAAACCTTTTACCAAATCGTTTTTCAAATTAGATTTTTATGATACGATGGATGGTAAATCTCAAACCAATTATTTCACAATAATTATACCGGTTCAACAGGGGTTTACGGAATTGGCTAATTTATCTCCATATATACCTGATGTTTTAATTAAAAAGCCATCGTATAAATTAGATTTTGTTGGGGATAAAGAAGGGTTTTTCATTTATTGGTTAAAAAATGTTAAATTTTACAATTTAACAACTTTTTACATGAGTGCAAAATTTTTTGATGGAAGATTAGGTGTTTATGTTAAAATGATGAAAGTACCGCAATCATCTCCATTGATTCCAAGTGTTTTTAATTTTGAGTCGAAGTATTTTTATTATAAAGTAAATTTGGATTACGTTAATAAAACGTATGAGATTTTAGATGATTTAAATGTTAGAGCTGGAACGGCAAGTTCCATAAAATGGTATGAATATATTAATCCATAATGAGTGCAAACACATATCGTATAAGAATATCTCCTGAAGTAATTAATGGTGATGTTTTTAAAATTAGTTATATCGGAGACCCGTATCTTGAAGAACAAAAAATACCATTTTGTTGTGATATCTATACTCGTGAGGTAACCAAATATATTGATGGGAATGCTTATGTATATTCGTCAATGACTCAAATATTAACAGGAGGAACAAACACTTCTAATATTTCAAAAGCAACACTCAAACCTGGTACATCATTATTAACAGGTTTAACGATTCCAATATTAATTACTGAAAATACGGTAGATGTTGGATATTATTCAGTTTTTGATGGAATGGTATTACAACAAGAGGTTATGACTAACTTTTTGTTCTCAGCCAATACAATCGACCCATATACTTATAATTTTTATAATACTTCGGACGTTGAATTTAAAAAATACTTATCATTTTCAAATTATGAAATTGATTGGGGTGATGGTTCCCCAAAACAAATAATAACTTCTACTAGTCCTAGTTTTTATTCACATACTTATCCGCCAAGTCCTTCTAGTGGGTTTACTATTAGTATGTCAGGCATGAGTCCGTGGGGTTCCAATGTGGTGAAGAAAACAATATATGTACCATTTACTAATGTGACAATATTAGACCCAAAAGGAAGGACTTGTTTTACACCTATGGGTGGTAATTGGTCGGCAACTTCAGTTTGTTATGATTTTATTTATAGTGGAGATGCTAGTTGTCAAACATATCAAAGTGGTGTTAACCCTTATTTAACTGTCCCATTAGTTGTAACAGGATATACACAATCATCGGTGTCTGATTTAAAGGTTTATGGTAATAAATCTACTTTAGATAATGGTAATTATAAAATAGGTGTCCAAGTGACAGGTACGACAGGTGTTGTCGGTACATATTGGGGCGGAAGTGCAAATGGTAATCAATTATATACCGGATATACAATTAATGGTGTTGATTATTATGATTATAATGATGGTACGACTCTATTTGTTGTTAGTGGTGTTACACCAATAGATACGGTATGTGAACCAATTGTAAAAAATGAAGCATTATTAAATGTAATTGATGAGCCAGAAGTTCAATCTAATGTGTTCATTGAACGGGGGAAAGTTTCTGGATTAGAATCGATGGAACGATTAGGTGAAGTTGATAATTTGGGAGACCTTGAAAAATATGGGTATAAGTTTTTTAATATAATAAAAGTAGATTAAAAATATAAAATTGATATTTATCAATATGAAACAAATTGTTTTTACATTAAAAGATATTGGAAAAATTAAAGAATTTTATTCTAATAGTTTAAGTTGCTCACACATTGGGAAAATTTTTGATGTTAGTAAAACACCTATTATTAAGATATTAAAGCAGGAAGGGTTATTGAAAAAAGGTTATAGTAATGGAAAAAAAATTATATTAACTAATGAACAAAAAAAAATAATTAAAAATTTATATATAATTGAGAAAAAAAATTGTAAAGAAATTGGTGATACTCTAAATCTTACAGAATCATTTATTAATAAATATCTTGGGACAGTTAATTATAGAAGAAGTAAAAGTGAAGCCAATTCTGAATATAGAAAAGGTAAAAAATTACCTCAAAAAACTAAAAATAATATGAAAATTGCTCAACAAAAATTGAGTAAAAGTGGTAATAGAAAACAAACCGGTGGTGTTTGTAAAATTTTTAATGTTGACGGTATTAAATGTCAGGGTACTTATGAAAAATTTTACATTGAAAAATTAATCAATGAAAATATTTTATATCCCAAAAATTGTGAACCTATTATAACACCTTATGGTGTTTATTATCCTGATTTTTCATATGGTAATAAATTAATAGAAATTAAATCTGATTACACTTATAATATTTTAATTGGTGTTGAAAAAAGTCGTTTTACTAATCTAATAGAAACTAATCAATTAATGAAAATAAAATGGGTCAATGAAAATGTTTTACCTGTTGAAATTATTGTTGTTGATAAAAGAAAAAATAAAATTATAAAAAAAGAAATTATATGAGTACTGGCACCTATGGTACAATAAGACCCGCAGATGTATCACCAGAAGATGTGGACATCATTCTTAATTATACACCATCAAGAGATGAAACAGATAATTTTGTATTAACAAAATTAGATGCTGTATCAATATTAAGACCTTATTTTAATAATCAACAAACGAGTTCAAGTCCAAACCCTAATGTAGAAATATTAGGTGGGTTATACAATTTAAGACTGCCTGCAGAACAATTTAACCAATTGGGTATCTACACCTTATATATTAGACCAGCGGAGATTAGAACGAGTATTTTAGATTGTGGTGTGTTATCATCATTACCTAACGTAAAAGGAATTATAATTGATTTGAACGATGTCCCAAGTCAATTTAGAAATAAATTTGTTAATCAAGGTTTAGTTGGTTTTAGAATTGAGTATTTAAACTCTGATGGAACAAAAATACCTAATTTCTTTAGAATTGTTACATCATCATTCTTTTGTGAACCAGTTGTTCAAAATTTGACAAATACATCACAAAAAGCAATAAGATATAGATATACAGACAATAATACAAATATAATCTTTTGTACAGTTTCTCCGTCGTCATCTCCGACAAACAAACCAAATGCGACACCATATATTGGACAGCCAAATCAAAATATTATAATGTCTAATACCTTCTTTAATCCTATCACTCTTGATATCGAGATTGCAGACCAAGATTTCTCAACATTGGCTATTGCTCTTTATGGTAATCAGACTAAATCTATGGATGATGGTATTTACACGATTTATGATACAAATAACAACATTTACCAACAATATAATCTATACGAAATTAGAGACCAATTTAATACATTGTTATACGAAGTTAGACAAAATAGAGGAGATAATATTGATTTTAGTAAAAACTTTACAAACATAACTGAATAATGGCGTTACAAAAATTTACATGTCCACCACAAGGTGCTTCCGGTGCAAGTTCATTCTCTGATGACTTAGTTGGTTTCCAACTAGTTACGGGGGGTGGTTTAACACAGGGTAATTTTGAATTTGCGACATCTTTTAATGAAAAGACTAATAGAACTTTTAATACCGGAACATTTTCGGAACCAATTAGTTTAGAAGGATTAGGTTTAGAAAGTACTTTCCAATCAAGAGCAATTTTTGAAAATAACTTTAAAGTTTACCCTAATTTTGATTTGAGTCAAATTACAAATTTTACTCAATATGGTTCATTAGTTAAAAGACTTTCAACTTCTGTTGAAACAATTATATCCAAATTCCCTGCGGCTCTTGAGGCGACGATAATGGGGGAAAATTATGTTAAGGGTGAGACGGCAACGAATATTAGTTATAATCAAATTGATAATATAACTAGTTTTGATTTAGATGTTTCTAGATTAAGAAACCCATTTGCGATTGATTTTACAATTAATTCAACTAGAAATCTTGCATTAAAAGAGATTCAAGTATCGGCGCTTAGAGATATGACAGTTCAGTATGCTTATTATAGTTTATACTATAAAGGTATTGGTTATGATGTAACGGCAATTATTCCAACAACGTCTATTACATCAGGAACTTTAAATGTTACTGTTAGTGGTGACCCTTTTCCAAATCAAACATTTACGTTTGATGATTTAGTTATTCGACCAAATGATTATCAAGTTAATAGAGTTTTTAATGAAGATTTAGATGAAGTTGAGAATTTCTTATTAAATAGGAATGTTACACCAAAGTATACGGCAAGTTTTAATGTCCCGAGAGAGGCTGATGACGGGACCTATTTTTCTTCACAAGAGTTTATTACATTTCCATTAAATGGGTCTTGGAATTTAGATATTGTAACAAAGGCTTTCACTAATTATCTAATTCAATTAAATGATATTGGTGTATCACTAGATGGTTATAAAACAAATATTATTTCAAGATTTTTAGTTACGGGGGCATTCCAAGAATTTGATACGTTAGGTCAAAAAATGGAAAAAGTTCTACAAATTTATGGTAGAAGTTTTGACGAAACTAATAAATTTATAAGTGCGTTGGCGTTTATGAATTCGGTTCATTATAATCCGGGTGATGATATACCATCTCAGTTACTTAAAAATTTATCTCAAACATTAGGTTGGCAAACAAATATGTCTCCGGTATCTACCGATGATTTTTTAAGTTCAGTTTTTGGTCAAACAAATACTGATAAATCTCAATACCCTGGTGTTTCAGACGCTACTACTCCTGATGAATTAAATTATCAATACTATAGAAATTTAATATTAAACTCGGCTTATTTGTTTAAATCAAAGGGGACTAGAAAATCAATAGAGACTTTAATGGCTTTAATTGGTGCTCCCGATGCTTTAGTTGAATTTAACGAGTATATTTATTTGGCTGACCAAAGAATTAATGTTAATCAATTTAATAGTCAATTTGCTCAAATATCAGGTGGTACTTATGTTCAAGAATTACCGACATTAGAGGCTGGTAACACATATAAGTTTAGACAAGATACGTATACAGGATTTACTACGACAACAGTAATTCAAGATGTGAACATAACTAAAGATGAATATCCGATGGATGATTTAGGGTTCCCTAAAGCCCCTGTTAATACTGATGATTATTTTTTTGAAAAAGGTAGTGGATGGTTTGAACAGACACCAAAACATCGAGCACCGGAAGAAGTCAGTTATACTAATAGTGTGTTTACAGGTGCAAATCCTAATTACCAAACAGTTTTGACACCATATACTTATGGTCAAGAATATTTTGATAGGTTTGCTCAGTTCCCTTTTATGAATTTAGGGTATAACTTAACACAAACTATTGATAATAATAAAAGTTGGGTTGATACCGAAGTTGGGTTACGTTCAAATTTAGATGGGGGGTACAATGCGAGATATTACACAACAAACGATGCGTTAGTACTTAATGCCAAAAACACCGATTTATTTTTAAACCCGGCTCAAGGTTTATCCTATGATGTGTGGGTTATGTCAAGAGAATATAATTTCCCAATCCCTAATGAGGGTTTAAATTATGTTCAACCAACTTATTGTGACCCAAATCCAATATCAAATTATCCGATGAGAGGTGGTGTGGATTGGACTGAAATAAATCCACAACCAAAACGTAAAACATTTTTTGAGTTTGCTCAAACATTTTGGAAAAACATGATTAATGTTAGAAATAGACAATTTTCAACTGATGGTAAGACTATGGGATATCCAACTCTTCAGTCGATTTATTGGAAATATTTAGATGCTCAGAAATTAGCGGGGGTACCTGACGGTAGTTTCAATTATAGTAAAATGATTGAATATGTTGACGGAATGGGTGATTATTGGGTAAGACTTGTGGAACAAATGATTCCAGCAAGTACTATTTGGAATACAGGTGTTAAATATGAGAATTCAATATTTCACAGACAAAAATTTGTTTGGAGAAGACAAGAAGGTTGTCAATTAATTCCGGTACCATGTAACCCATGTTCAATGACTAGTAATCTTTTCACTTATGATTGTTATGTTCAATCAGTTCAATGTTCTATTTATCCATGGCAAAGTAACCCACAATTACAATCATTTGAATCAGTGTTAGGTTATTTGTTAGGGAATTATTTAACATCACAAGGTTATGAATTAAATGATTGTTTACAAAATACTTTAATTAGTACTTGGTATGTAGTGTTAAGTCTTGATGATGTTAACATTGTTCAATATGAATTTTTTAGTGGTATTGGTTATCTTAATACAGGTTTGAGTTCACCAACAACAGAACAATGGAACGAGGCGTTGATACCCGCTTTAAATGGTTTAGATTTGTATGGTTTTGAGTATATTTTAAATGATACTAATGTTATGGTTTATAGTTCAATTTGTTCTGTAAATGATTCGGGAATCAATTTTAAATTGAATGTTGGAATAAATTTTGAAATTTTATGTAATTAATGGCTTGTAGTTTAAGTGTAAATTTAAGTATAACGGGAGATTGTTCAAATACAAACTCAGGGGTTTTTAGTGTAGATATCTACGGTACTGCTCCGGATTATACTATACAATGGATAAGTCCCGCTTTAGGGACAATAGCGTTAGGTTCTGGTGTGACAGGATATACCGCAACAACATTATCTGCGGGTACATATACCTTTAATGTTATCGATTCTTGTTCATCACCATCTCAAAATGTCTTACCGGTAAATGTTAATATTTCTAGTGGTACATGTGTAAGTATTATAGGTCAACAAAATACTACCTGTAGTTTTAATAATGGGGCGTTGACGGCTCAAACAAGTAGTTTCTATGGTTCTGCTGATTTTTATTTATATAATACATTAACAGGGTTTGTAACATCTGCTACAACGGGTTATAATACATTCACAACCCCACCGGCGTTATCGCCAGGTATTTATTATGTTGTTGCCGATGATGGTGGAGGTTGTACAGGAATGTCAGAAACTATTATTATAAAATCGTCATCATCTCTTACTTGGGGTTTTTATGTTGTTGAAGATTCGGGGTGTAATAGCGTTGAATCTGGTAAAATATATGTGACGGGTTTAACAGGTAACCCACCGTTTACTTATTTATGGTCAAATAACGAAACAACTGACTTTATTACAGGGTTAACAAATGGTACGTATAGTGTAACTATAACCGATAGTACTAATTGTACGTTATCTCAAAGTGCGACAGTAGGGTTGGTACCGGCATTAGGTGTTGCGGCAATTTTAACGAGCGTACCACCGTCTTGTTTTTCATCTGATGGTGAAGTTACGGTAACTATATCAGGAGGGACAGGACCATATTATTATTCTGCGTCTACAGGTCAAATTAATGTTTCATTTAGTTCTTCACAAACTTTTCAAAATATTGGTTCAGGATTATTTTCTATAAAAGTGACTGATGCTGCTTTATGTTCTGTTGTTGGGTCAATATCGGTCTTAACGCCAAATGGGTTTTCAATTATTACTATTGACACAATTAATGCGGATTGTGGAAATAATGGAAAAATAAAAATGACTCTATTAGGTGGTCAATCTCCTTACACATATACACTAGTAAATTCAAATGGAGACACTCAAACACAAGTAACTAATTCTTCTGTTTGGCAATTTACTAATTTGGCGGCTGATACTTACGATTTAACAATATCTGATAATGGTGCTTGTGTATATACTAATTCATATACAATAGTATCTACGTCACCTTTTACTTTAAGTGCGAGTACAACAGGTACAACTTGTGATTTACAAAATGGTTCAGTGGAGATTAGTATTTCAGGTGGTACACCACCTTATACCGTTAATATTGGTAGTGAATTACAAATAATTCAAACTAGTGCAACGACATTTAATAATTTATTTTCAGGTGTGTACGCAGCAGAAATTGATGATGCGGTTCCGGGTTGTGCACAAATTATTAATTTTGTAATTGATACCTCTGAAAATGTTGATTTTTTATTATCTAGTACTGATGCCAATAATGGTAATGATGGTACGGTATCTGCATATATTACAAATGGTGCACCACCTTTTACTTTATTATGGAGTAATAATGTAAATGGGCAGACAGGGTATTATTTAAATAGCTTAAGTGCTGGAACTTATAGTTTACAAGTGACAGATAGTGATGGATGTGTTAAAATTAGACAAGTGATAATTGATGGATTTGATTCAATATCATCATTTCAAACGTTTAATATTTGTAATAGTGATTTTGAAAATATTAACGAATTAGTTAAAAAAGGTCCAAAAGAAATGTTAAATGAGGGTTATTATGATTTAACTTCCGGTTATACTAATTGTTTACTTAATCAAGCAATCTTTAATATTGTTGCAACTATTGGTAGTGTAACAGAAACTTCAGAATTTTATACAAGTTATGCTTTAAACCATTATCCAACTGATGAAGAATATTTTAACGCTTTAGTTGCTTTATTAGAAAGTTTTGACCAAGTTGCTCAAGTTAATATTGACCCATTAAATAATGGGATTCAAATAATTGCAAAATGTGAAGAACAATATTTGGTAGCAACAGATGTTAATGTTAATGTGTTTATTGAGTATAATATCTCATGTCAATATTGTGGTTTAGCTCCTACACCAACACCAACAATAACTATAACACCAACTTTAACTATAACTCCAACATTAACTGTGACACCAACATTAACTGTTACACCAACATTAACCCCGACGTGGACACCTGGATTACCTCCAACACCAACAATAACTGTAACGCCAACTATAACTCCAACATTAACATTAACACCAACCCCTACATCAACCCCAACTGTTACACCAACAATAACTGTTACGCCAACAATAACTGTTACACCAACGGTTACACCAACACCATTACCATTGTGGTATTTATACGCATCGTGTATTCTTGGAGAGGATGGTGAGCCATATTATATATTACAACCTATATTAGTATTACCTAATTTATTAATTGGTGATGGATTTAGTTCTACTGACGTTAGAGGTGATGTATCGTGTTGGAAATTAAAAAATATTTATAATGGAGAACCAACATTACCACCTCAATTAAATGTTCAGATTTATAATACTAATTATTTCACAACAATTAGTAATACAATTTATTCATCTGAAGATTGTTGTCTAGAATGTGAGAGTGATATTAATATTGAAAAACCAAGAAATTTCCTTGTTAGTATTCAAAAAGAAGAATCTCAAGTTACAAATATCCAACCACAGACGTTTTATCTATATGATAGTTCATATAGTTTCCCAGTAACTGTGTCAAATCCTTTATTGGGTGCTCAATTAGGGTTAGTTAATCAAAATTTAACTGTGACACTCTTATCTAGTGTGGCAAACTCACAATGTGTTTTATTATATGTGGATGCTTCACTTTATGCGAGTGAAATCGCCCCAATTACAACTCCCGGTTATTATCAAGTTCAATTTTATAATGTTACTGTTGCAGCAACATCAACATTAGAAATTCATGTAAATTCAGGAGTATGTCAATAATAAAAAACCCCTCCGTTAAGAGGGGTTTTTTATTTTACCATATTTTTTCTTGTTTCATATGACCTATAACACAACAATAAGCATCTGTTTGGTCAAAGTTTTCTTTTTTAAGGGTATTGTTTCTTGTGTATAACCAAGTGATTTGAGGTTCTCTTTTTGCAATTAGGTCCCATATAATCATTTTCTTATCAATGTCTTTAGGAAGACCTCCAAATAGTACGTATTTACCTTTATCATTTAATTGAGTTAATTCCGGAAAGGCGAACTTACGAGAATTGTATGTTGATATGAAATCAGGTACTACACCTAAAACGTCATATATTTCTTTTGTAATTAAAGTGTTGAATCTTAATAACGTTTGAACTGTATAAACATTGTTTGAGTTTAATAAAGGTTCCTCGATAATTACTTTAGTGATACCCATATCTTTGTATTCTAAAAGTTTACTTCTGAAAATTTCTCCTTTTAGAAGTAACTCTTTTATTTTGTTTTCTTCTTTTGGTTTTGGTACGGGAGATATATGTGTTAATTCGAGTAATTCTCTACTTTGTATATCAAATAATGCCCAACCAATAGTTTTAGTTGAAACATCAAGTCCTAATACTTTAGGACTTTCTTTAAGTGTTTTTTTCATATTTTATTAGAAATCAAATTTAACTAAAAACTGTTGAATACCTTGTCTTAATACAGGGGATTGTAGCTTTGATACAATCATAAGGTTCATATCAGAATCGTAAAGACCAATTTCTGTAATATATGAATTTGTCCCCTTAGTCCATGTAGGGTTTGAGGTTGATTGAAACTCGGCTTGTCCAAGATTTATTTTATATTTCATTTCATAAATGGTTGCTTGGATATCGGTTTCTAATGAACCATAGAAATAATATTCATCTCCAAAATTTAATGAAGGTGTTGTTGTTCCGTTAGGTACTAATGGAATAAAATCGTTTAAATCATAATCGTCAGCGGCTGCGTAGTTTTCTTCAGTGATTGTAAATGTGGTTCCTGTTAAACTATCTACGGTTAGATATCCATTAATTGTTGTTGCGCTTATCTGTGAGGTAAAATCAATAATTTTCCATTCAGCTGGGTCAGGTCTACTTGTACCAATAACTTTTTGACAAATAATTTGTAATGTGTCTGCGTAGAACCCTGTTATTATATCACATGATGGACATAATGTTGTGGTTGTTGTAGTTGTTGTTGTAGTTGTTGGGATAACAACAGGTTGATTTAAACAAGGGAATTCCGCACCAAATCTAATGGAAACGTTTTGTGACGCAACTGAACCACAATCAATGTTAGGTCCTTGAATTTTAGTATAATAATTACAGTGTAATGAATTTGTAAAAATATCGGTATTACTAAATCTGTAAGTAACGTACATATATTCAGTGTTAGCACTTAAAATACCTTTTACAACAGGTTGATTATTTTCAACCACACAAGTATTTGGTGTTGTTAATGAAACCTTAGGTGCCGGTAATGTCCAATTACGATTTGACTTGTAAGACATAGCGGCAATAATTTCTTCATCATCAATTACAATAATTTGTGAATCAGGGAATACTTTACCGATTCTACTTGGTAATCCATTATCATTCGCATTAGTGTCCCATAGTTGGTAATATCTAATACCGGGAGTATTCATATCACTATTTTTAGTTGACTCAATGTAATATGGTTGGAATAATAGATATTCATCAAATCCTGGTGGGTCAACCCAAAATGTTTGACCTTTACAACAATTTGGATTTTTATGCCACATTAACCACGGCAAGTGTAATCTAAAATTGCGGGCTTCTCCTGTTGTATCAGAAGGGTTTGCCGGGTCGTAAGGTTCAAAGGCGAATTTTTCACCATAAAAGAAATCAATCGCTTGATTAGTATAATGAATAATTGCTATAGATTTTTGTTCACTAGGTTGAACAACTACTGTCTCGTCAAATGAGTTATAGTAATAAACAACTCCAGTATCTGTTTGACCACTATCGGACATATATCCAAAGTATTCTTTACTACCCATATAAGACGCCGAACCAAAGTAAGGATAACCTTTATATGTTGAATTATATAAACCGGCAGGGTCTTCAGACCAGGGAATGTTCATATTCCAAATTTTAACATCTGATTCATCTGTACTACATAAAGATTCAAAATTAATAACATTTTGATTCCAATGTGAGTTAGGTGTGATACTGTCATATAATGTTGTCATGTTTGGCGGATATACTAATACTCTGGCAAAACATCCACTTGAAAAGTTTGAAAAATCAGGTGTAGGTCTATCTAATGTATAGTTACCGTTACAAATATCTACAATTTTATAAGTTAAGATTGAATAACAACTACTCATTGACATCTCACAATTTGGTGGTGTTGGGGTAGGTACAGGTGTTGTAGAACAACTTATTGTTGGGGTTGGTGTTGGAGTTGGTGTTTCACATCCTGTATATGTTGGTGTTGGAGTTGGTGTTGGTGTATTAGTGACTTGGTAAGTTGATGTTGGGGTATAGGTTGGGGTAGGTGTTAATCCTGGTTCACAATAACAATTGTATTCTCCTTGACCATCATAATATATTGTAACAAAGTCACCAATAGATGGTAATCTTACAATATTTGAATTACACCCTGAATATACTAATTGAATAACACTACCACCCGTTAATGTAGACATATCTACGAGATAGTTAGAATTAATTGTATATTGGCTATTTGTTAATGCGCTCCATGTGAAAGTTGTTGCGGTTGTGTCTCCGGTGAAAAATCCTCTCATTGCGGCTCTATTATATACCGATTGAGGGATAGACGCCATGTATGGGATTCCATAAGTGTTACCTGTTATTCCATCAATATAGTATGGGTATTTAACGTTTTGTTTGTTATATTCAGGTGCTCCTGTCGAATTTTGAGCGTTAAAGGCTGGTTCAAGAATTTTTGTGGTAAATTGGTTGTATGACGTTCCTGTTAATGTATTGTAAGAAACCTCACTATCTCCTACTTGAAAATAAGAGATATTAAAACTACCCTGTGATAATTTTTGTCTTCCGGTATCAGTTAGTCTTGTACTAAGTAAACCTTGTGTATTTTTTAATATGTATCCCATGTGATATAAATATTCTTATTTTTTTTTATTTTTGATTAACGTTAATAATTTCTACTACACAACATCCACAACCACTTATAGTTGCGTTGTATATATTATATAAGTCCTCACTTAATGTATACGTACAAGGTGTTAATGGTCCATTGTTAGTTATTGTTGTAACCGTGTTAATAACAATTGAATCTGAATTTGTAAAGGTTAATGAGTTCCAAGTTTCGGTATAGAAATCTAAATACTTTATTAAGTTTTGACATCCTTGAATTGTATTAAAATTTGCATCTGATGTTACAGTACCGTTTGATGTGGTTAGTATTAAATTATCATTTTTATATAAGGCACTACTAGTAACCAAACTTGCAGTTATACCACTTGGAGAATAGTAAAATTTGTTATTGTGTGATATGTTAAAATTGATTACAGTACCACTTGGTAATTCAGGTGATACACTAACCGTTGTTGTATATTGATTAGTCAACGTTGTATTATTATTAACCGGATTTGTTGATGTTGTTGTTAATTTTACACTATAAACTGTTGGTGGTGTAGGTTCATTTAATGTTACATTATCACTATTAGTGTTTCCACTTACATCAATAACTTTAACGCTATAAATTCCTGAACATAATTGACTAAACATTGGTGAATTATAATACGTAACACCATTATCAATTGAATATTGATATGGTGGGTAACCACCTGAAACAGTTACCATTAAATTACCATCACATGAACATATTGGTTGATTAACACTATAGGTTAATGAATTAATACCTAATGGATTACAAACACCTTCGTTAGCATAAACAGTTCCGTTAGCACCTAATACATACCAAGAGTTAAGAGGGGGTACAGAAGATGGTAAAGAAGAAAACACCAAATAAGTTAGATTACCACCATTCAATTTCCATCTACTTAATGAGGTGTCCCAATTAATTGAATATGTGTAATCATCAGATACCCATTGATTATATCCATTAACATCTAATCCATTTGGGTTAAAATGAATTTGTAAGTTATTAATACTAATATTTAGACAAAAATTATATTCCATTTTATGATATTGTTATTCCCACTCCTTTTGTTGTTTGAAGTGTGTTGTATGATGAAGTGTTTGTGTATTTAGGTGATGATGTGCCTTTTATTTTTAATAATTTACTACTAACCCAAGTTGAATTAGCATAACTTGTTAATAATTTATCAACATTAGTACTATTAAAGCCGCTTCCCACTATTTCAATTATTCTTAAATCTGTAAAAATTCTTGTACTATTTGAGAATACTGATATTGTGTTGTTACCGTATATATATAAATATTGGATATTTAAATGAACTAATGATAAATCACCTGAAATGACGTTATTACCTTGTATTCTAACATTTTTTGAATTAGAAGGTAAATCTTGAATATTACCATAAATTGTGTTGTTACCGTATATAGCTAGTTGGTTATAGTTATAAGTACTACCTATACTACCAATATTACCAGTTAATGTATTGTTACCCTTTAACTCAAAAATCGCTCCTAGTTTTAAATTTAATGAACTAATATTACCAGTAATATTATTATTTCCATAAATTTGTAAAGTTGATAATATTGAATAGTTTAATGTGTTAATATTACCATAAAGAGTATTAGTACCTTCAACATAAATGTGTGATAAACTTGTTGGTAATGTTGATATATCACCAGTAACAGTATTTCCACCAGCCAATCTTATATCCATAACACTATTTGATAATCCGCCTAAATCACCAAATATTGTGTTATTACCATATATATTTATGGTATCTAAATTAGGTGTCGACATTAATGATATATCACCGGTAATAGTGTTTGAACCAGCAATCATAATTTTTTCAAGTGATGGGCAAGGAATATTATTTATATTACCTGTTATGGTATTTATACCACCTAAAATAATAGTTTTTAATGTTGTTGGTAAATTAGAAACATTTCCTGAAATAGTATTTAATTGGTTTGGATAATTATTAAAGAACAAATTAATATGAAAATATTGTATATTAGGTGGTAAATTTGCAATATTACCTGAACAATTAGACCACCGTGAAATTAATGATAATAATGTTGTCGGTAATAAACTTATATCACCTGATAAAAAATAATTTAGTCCATTACCGTCACCCATTCCAACTAACCCATCTAAAAGATTTAATTGAGAAGTTTCAATTTCTAAATATCTAACACTATTCTCATTTATTTGAGGGTTAACATTTTTAGGTATAATTTGGGTTATAGATGTTAAATTTGATGTTTGAATTAATATATTTCCAGTATAAGGTGTTGAATATATGTGTGATATATAATTAATACCTGAAGGGTAATTATCTGTATTACCATCACCCCAAACAATTCTAAATGGCAGTGATGCGTCAATTCTAAATTCAAAACCACTAACAGGGGCAAAACTATTCAAACTTCTTGCAATCATTGTGAATGTTTCGTTGTATGATGGTACTTCTGGTGTTATTGTTATTGTTGGTGTTGGGGTAGGTGTTGGTGTTTTGGTTAATGTAGGTGTTATAGTCAATGTAGGTGTTATAGTTTGGGTAATTGTTGGTGTTGGTGGTATTCCTGATGTTAATGTAGGTGTTAATGTAGGTGTAACCGTAGGTGTTGTAGTTAATGTAGGTGTTAGTGTTGGAGTTCTAGTTAATGTTGGTGTAACCGTTAGTGTTGGTGTTGGTGTTAGTGTTGGGGTTTTGGTTAATGTAGGTGTTGGTGTTGCGGTTGGTCCTGTTAATACGCATATTGTATTGGCGGTAAAATCACCATAATAATCAACAATAGTTGCTGGATATGAACCCGATTGTAAATCCATGATAGCAGGTGAAATACTACCATCACCCCAAGTAACTGTATATGGAGGTGTTCCTCCTGTTATAGATATAGATGCTCTACCATCACGACTACCTGCAGTTGAAGGATTAATAACATCACATTCAACAGTCATTGGAAATAATGTAATTACATCACATTCATTGGATTGAATATAACTAATTGCTGGCTGTGGAGGAGGAGGAGGAAAACAACCATAAGCGTTATCCAAACAATCTTGACAATCGTTATATAATGTTGAGATAGTTTTATTCCCTGCGTAAATTAACGACCCTGATGGGATTGGTCCTGATATTAAATAAGCGCACCCACTAAATGAAAGGGTTTCAATAGAATAAACTTCCCCTAAAATAGGTAATATTAATGTAATGTCATTTACTCCGAAATAATTGTCGGATTCGTTAAATTTGACACAACATGTTTGAAAATAATATATCATTATAATTTGTTTCTGTTATACTATAAATAATCCTTTATTTGTTTTTTCACCAAAGATTTCATAACTTCTACATATTTTTTTGTTGAACTCTGAGAACTGACATAATCGAAAAAATTAATATTCTCTTTTAATTTGTCTAATGGGTTAAGATTAATAAAATCTCCTTTATAAAATTTATCTTGTTTTTGATTATCTGTTACTCCTGCCATGTGAAGAATAGGTTTATCTTCATATATTTTTATTGAATCTGTTGCCCATGAAAAATCAAATTCAGGGGTTATTTTTGTCTCAATTCCATGTAACCACAAATTCCATAATAGTGACCACATCTCGGCGGTCCAAAATTGAATTTCGCCTGGACTAATTGGAAATCTTTTTTGATAGTCTAACATTTGGTCATACAGTGGAACGCAATCTGCGTATATTTTTTCCCATAATAACCAATCGGTGTTTTTAATTAAGTATTGACCACCTCCCGAATTTTCTTGATTACATTCAATACACTCAACTGAAACGCCAACAACATCGGTCATTTCTTCTAATAATTGACCTTTACCTGATGTTGGGTGAGCATTTTCATAACGTTCACAACAATCCATAATATATCTATAACCAATATATCCTATTGTGTCGGATAAATATGTAATATCATCATTTAATAAACTATCAAAATTTGGTAATTTTCTGAATATAATGTCAGAGTCATGTAAGAAGAAACATTTACCATGTTCAGGAAAATCTTTTAACCATTTTGAAATTAAAAAGGGTTTAACTGTTGGGATGTAATGTTTTTGAGGTCTATTATCGATATAATAATGTACGTTAACTCCGGAATCTTTTAATTTTAAAGATTCTTCAGTTGGTTTACCATCTTCATTTATTATTCCAAGTAATACGTGGATTTGATTTGGAGGAACACCATGTTCAATAAAGTTGTGTATATACACCATTATTTGCCAATGGAAATAAGGTACATCAGGTTGTGCTGTAACAAAAATCATATTATATAAAACGTTTTTAATTAAATATAAATGACAATCAAATGTAATAAATGGTAAAGATGATGATATTTATATAATATGAAACTGATTAGAACAATATCGAATTTGGTAACTGAATCTAAAAAAATTTACGAGGACGCATGTGAAAAAGGTGTCAACGAAAAAGAATTAGATAGATTAGAAAAAAACTACAATGAATCTTTAAAACTTTTAAGGATATATGAGGGTTTAGGTAAAAAAACGGAATAATTTTATATTCCGTAAACTATTTCTACACCTTCAATATGGACAGTCCATCTTAAAGTTTCACCAACAGCTCCTGTGACTTGTATATCTAAAGCATCGTTAGTATTGTCAGCACTAATTGCAACGTCATAAGATGCGTTATCTTCCACATCAGTTCCAATAACTGATACCGGACTCGCACCAATTAAAGAAGTTGCACCACCTACATTTTTAATTGCGACTTTTCTTATATAGTGAGCTCCTGCAGAACCATCTGATTTAATACCACCAATATTTATTGTAACAAACATTGCAGTTCCTGCAATTACGGATATACGTTGACTTGCCCCATCTAAAAATATGTTGACAGCACTTCCACTTGTTGTTTTATTTCTACCTACTAAATCAATTTGTTGTGACGCACCTCTTGAACCAGCGCCAGCCCAAGTACCTGAAGCAAATGACCTTTGTCCAAAACGAGGTGCACATCCATAGGCTCCACCAAGAATTGATGAATAACAACCTGTGACAGTGTTTGCACACCCACCTCCAATAAAAGAATGTTCAGCACATGAAATATTACTGGCTCCACCAACTATTGCCGAAGAACCGCTAAATACGACATTTCCATCACCACCACCAATAAAAGAAGCTGTATCACATACACCATTTGTATTTCCACCAACAATTACAGATAAGAATGATGAACCTGATAACGCAGGTGTTCCAATGCAGTTGAATTGACCACCACCAATAAAGTTAGATTCACCGTGAGTTCTATTTGTCCATCCACCTACAATTGTTGAGTATCCATACGCTGTTTGACAAATTATACAGTTTTTATAACCACCTCCTATAAATGAAAACCTTACACAAGTTGTATTTTGACAACCACCACCAATTGTTGACATGTTGCTGCAAATTATATTTCCATTTCCTCCGCCAATTGTTGAACAGTTCCCCGAAATTATATTAAGTGAACCACCAACTATTGATGAACCACACCCTGCGACACTGTGTTGACTACCTCCCCCAACAAATGAACAAGCACCAATTGAGCAGTTATTATAACCACCTCCAATTGTTGAACAACCACCTGACGCAGTGTTTTTAAAACCTCCACCAATTGTTGCAACCCAATTACATGTTTTGTTCTGAAAACCTCCGCTAATTGTTGAGTTACCACTATATGCAATGTTACAACCACCACCACCGATAAAGGAATCACTAGCGGCAGCACAAATAATATTTGAAAGACCACCGGTAATTGTTGAATTAGGCGACCAAATTGTGTTAGTAATACCACCACCTATAGTTGAACCGGATGTAAAGATTATATTATTACATCCTCCACCAATTGTTGATTTAATTCCTTGTACGCTATTAAATTGACCCCCACCAATAAATGACACACCACCGGAAACGGTATTTCCAGAACCACCACCAATAAATGAATAATTACCTGATGATATATTGCACTTACCACCGGTAAGTGTTGAATGATAATTACATGTGGTGTTGAATGAACCAGCTCCAATAAAGGAACAATGTCCAATAGAGCAATTACGACCACCACCAACGATTGATGATTGACACCCAATAGATTTGTTATCATATCCTCCGGTTATCGATGATTGATTACCACTTGATATATTACAACGACCACCACCAATAACTCCTCCATTTCCTGAGACTTTATTATAACCTCCTCCACCTATAAACCCTGTAATTCCGGATACGGTATTTGCGTAACCACCACCAATAAAACTATTTTGGAATCCTGGTAAACTATCTGTTAAATTTCTAATTATTGGAGCGGACGATGTGAATGGATTTACAAATATTGTTGACCCACTAACATCCAAATAAGTATATCCGCCCGAATACGTAGATGCAGTTATAACAACATTTCTTGAACAACTAAAATCCCATGTTAGTAAAAGGTCGTTAACATTAAATGACGATGTCTGATTACCATATAAAGTTATTGAACAATTATTTGCGTAATATGAGTTTGTTACTGATGAATTACCAATAAAGTTTAACGCACCACCACCAATAATTGAGTGGTCACCACATATTACATTAACTTGTCCTCCACCAATTATACCAAATGGTACAGAAATTCTATTATTATTACCACTTACAAGACCACTACCATAAGTGTTTGAACCTAAACAGTTAAGTGCTCCCCCTAAGATTGCTGCTCTAACACCATATGTTTTATTATAGAATCCACCGACAATAACAGAATCTTCACCAATACCAGTTGTACCTGATATTTGATTGCCTCTACCACCTCCAATAAACCCGTATGATTGACATAATTTATTATTCACACCACCGGCAATTACTGACCTAAATGGATTCAATACATTACTATTGATGCTATTACCGGAACCACCAACTATTGAAGAATCTGTTCCGCATACACAATTATTTCTACCACCAGCAATTGTTGAATATGTACAAGTTATTTTATTATTAAATCCTCCACCAATAACAGAATGGCTGAGAACATTACAATTATTTTGACCTCCTGATATTGTGGAATAACTACCTAAAGATTTATTACATCTACCTCCACCAACAAATGATTGAAAACATGATATATTATTTGTACCACCACCAATTGTTGAGAAACTATTTATTGCTTGGTTTCCACAACCACCCGCAATAGTTGATGTATTTCCTGTTGCAACATTTAAAATTCCCCCACCAATTGTTGAACAACCAAAGGAAGTTATATTTTCCTGTCCACCGGCAATTGTTGAACTATTACCGTAAGATTTATTTTTTTGACCACCACCAATCGTGTTAAAGTTAAGGTATGGTGTTATAATATTTGTGTAACCACCACCAATTGTGTTACCACCGGTGCAAGTATAACCAACATAAGTATTTGTATTTATGGTGTTACAATTTCCTCCCCCAATAACATCGCCTAAACAAAAATAATTATTATTATAATTTTGAGATTGACATATTTTGTTAAAATGACCACCACTAACTGTTGAACAATTACCGTTTGATAAATTACTATTTCCACCACCAATTGTTGAGTAACATCCTGAACTTGTATTAAAACCACCCCCTCCAATTGTGGAACCACAATTTGTAGAACAGTTGTTACTCCCTCCTCCAATTGTAGATGTACCGGAAAGACTAAAATTACTAGCACCTCCGGCAATTGTACTATAATTACCTAATGACTGATTACTCATCCCACCTGCGACTGTAGAACCAATACCGTACGCTTTATTACTAATTAATGAATATGAACCTCCCCCTCCTCCAATTGTAGAAAATTGACCACAAGCAATATTATATTGCCCCCCACCAACTGTTGATGATATACTACTCGCTGTGTTAACACTACCACCACCAATTGTTGAATAAAAACCGGAAGAAGTGTTAGATTGACCACCACTAACTACTGATGCTTTACCGGAAGCGGTGTTATATGAGCCTCCCCCAACTGTTGAACGACAATAAGAAGAAAAATTACCACTACCACCCCCAATTGTTGATGTATTACCAGAGGCAATGTTACATTTACCACCACCAATTGTTGAAATATAATCAGAAGAGGTATTGTATTTACCGCCACCAATAAATGAGTTGTAACCTGATGATATATTACAAAATCCCCCAACTACGGTTGAAAAGTATGTTGTCCCTGAATTATTTTGTCCACCTAAAACAGCTGAATAATTGCCTGATGCAATATTCCCTACTGATTTTCTAACTGACGAATTAATTCCGGTTCCTGTTATGATTACGGCATTATCTAATGAACCAATCGTAGCTTTAAAGGATGAACCTTGAGGGCTATCTGTCGTATCACCTGTTAATACAATGTGAACTAATGCGTCTGGTGATATGTAAGGTGGAAAATTTCTATCTGTTAATCTCATTGGTTTTTTGTTTTATAATATAAATAGTTTGTTATTGGAAATCGTATATATCAAAATCCATAAATTCAAAATATTGATAATCTTGGAATTGTTTTGGTACCGGAGGTAATAAGTTACAAAGTACAACTTCAAATCTTTCACAACCATCTCCATAAATAACTTTAATACCGACAGCGGCTACACTATTAAATTGAGATGGTAATACAATAATATTGTCAGGGGGTACAGATGTTACGATTGTGGCGATTAACGCACATTGATTTCCATAGACATCACAAGCGTAAATTGTATATGGAAAATTTGAACCTGTGATTGACTGTATGTTAATAGCTGTCATATCTTAAAAAGTATATGATGGGTTTGCGTACGTTAATGAACCATTAACCACCGTTGCGACGATATCACTGAATATACCACTAGGTGCTCCGTTAACTATAGGTGTTGCTAAAATTCTAAAAGACTTAAAATTATTTTGGTCGGTCAATTCAACTTTATAATTATATATGTATACAAATTGTACTTGGGTATATGATACCCCAATAGATGTGAAATTATTACAAGTTACTGCGGATAACGAAGGTATTCGAGTATAGGGAGAACTACTACCTGAAAAAGGTACTGTTGCATTAAGATAATTGTTAAGATAATATACTCCTTGAATAGTACTAGCACTGTTAGTGACAGGAGGAAACTCAACAAAATATTTTGTTACTCCAAAAGGTACAACGTATTTAGAACCGGTGTTAGAAGTAAAATCCTCAACATTTGTTGCACCTGTTGAAGAATTATTAACTGTTGTTACAACACTATTAATATTTAATTGACAATTTATGTCACAAGGGTCAAACGGTGCGATATCGTCAGATATTGTTGGCATTGTTATGTTTAAAGTATAATTTCCTCCGGTAGTTCCTGTTGTTACTATACTAGAATAATGTAAATAATACGTTAAAAGAGACGTTCCATCACCACAATTAGTATTTGGAGTTAAGTTTTTTGGTATAAATAATTGAAAATATCTATAATAATTTGGGTCGGCAGAATTAAATGGTGTTCCTGAATAAGGTAATGTCAAATCATAAGACGATTTATAATCAACTAAATCACTTAAACTACTAAATTCCATTTTAATTACACCTTGTCCTGATGGTCCGGTATTTTCTTTTTTAAAAGATATTATGTTTGTGTTAGGTATAGGTGAACAAATTGGAGGAACATTTATACCAAAAAGCATACTGCAGGATGTTGCGTCCCAATCCAAACTACCTGTTGTTCTATTTCTTAATCCCGTGATATCATCTGTATATGTATTAGTATTAAAACTTGTTGTTGAGAGTGGATTTGCGTCTGTTTTTTGATATTTGTAAATATCGCTATTTATTATTGAACTTTCGGTACATCCGGATACATCAAATTTGACCTCAATTGAAGAACACGAACCCGTAATACCTGTAATAGATGATGATTTTATTTTATATGGTGTATTTAAATAATCATATAAACATAAATCACAATCAAAACTATTCATACAAGTAAAATAAAAATCCCAATTTGTTTGTGAGTTAAATTGGTTTGGAATTACTTCTAAAATTAGATAATCGCCAACATTTCTTGATAATGAGGTTAATGAGGTTACTTTTGAAAAATAATCTGTGGTGCTAGCGGATTTTGGAAATGTCAAATACTCCGCATTGGAAATTGAAATGTTTCCCCCAATTTCCCAATATTCTAAAATAATTGGGTCGGAATAATCTGAACCATAGAATGTTATTTTAAGAAAATCCGGAATTGCATCCCCTTTAAATTTCCACGAAAAATAATTAGTTGTAATGTCTAAATCAAAAGTTGATTGTAATGTTAATGGAGTGGTACCTGCGGCTGCTGCAGAAAAATTAACCCTATGAGTATAATCGTTCGGTAACGGTACTGTTCCATTATCACAAGTAAAAGGTTGGACATTAACTGTTGTCGCGTTAAAACATTCTAATTCTGCTTGAATATAACCTGTTCCACCTGTTTGAGAATAATTAAGACCATTTAGTTTTACCTTATCAATAACTGGAATATATGTTCCGGCTTCAACCATTGGTGAGTTAATTCCTACTAATGGATGTGTTAAATTGTATGGTACAAAGGAGCTTCCATAACCTGATGTAAATGCAAGATTAGTTGACGAATTTGGACCATACCAAAATATTCTATAATCGGTGATGTCATTTTCACAACTACCTGTTAATTCTCCGGCAACAATTATCCCAACATTATTAGTTTGATATGAATCAAATGATAAATCGCAAGTTGTACATAAATCATTAGATAGTAATTCAATAGTTGCACAACATGTGGTTGTGATATCAATAATTCTAATTGTATTAGTCCCATTAGGTACATTACCCATAACATATGGGCATAACGGACCAAATAAACTAGTATAACTTACGTTAGTTTGGAAAGGAGTGGTATATCCATCAACATTTGAATATATGTTAAATGTCCCTCCTAAAGCGACAGTTCCTGAATTTGTTAAACAAGTTGATGCTGAAAATGGCATATTTTAATTTTTAAGTTTTATTATATAAGTAACCTTCCATTCCACAGTCAGTACATTCTGATGGGAGTATGGTTTCTGTTGGTGTCGGTGTTGGTGTTGGTGTAGGGACTATTGATTGAGAACATAATATACAATCACCATCATCTAAAAATCCGTATGGTCCTAATAATAGTGTAATATCGTCTTTACCAATAGTGTTATTATTAACTCCAATATATCCAACACACATAACAATTCCATTAACATTGGCTTGATAAACGTGAAACTTTTCAATTGGAATATTACCTGGAGTTACAATTTGATTTGTTGTGTAATACATCATACCATTATAACAACTTTGGAATTGATAACTATACGGACATACAATACTATCATCTATTGTGTTGAAAGTTACCGCTCCCTCAAAAGTACAAGTACGAGCAACAGGTGGAGTAGGTGTAGGTGTTAATGTTGGTGTTGGTGTGGGAGTATTTGGGATATTTTGAATTGTTGCACTTATAACAACATTACATGGGTTGGTAGGGGTTGGAGTTGGCGTTGAGGTTGGAGTGGATGTGGGTGTAGGTGTGGGAGTTGGTGTGTCAACATCACAATCAAAAATTGCTGAAAAATTTAAACTAGAACAATATGCTGTTGGGGTTGGGGTCGGAGTGGGACATGTTCCGCTAGAGAAATAAACATCGTCTAAATCCGGACATGGGTTAAAACAAGGTGATTGACCTGATAATAAACAAACTCCATCTAAAACGGTTGATAAACACCATTGGGTTGACCCGGTATTATAATAGATAAATAAACTATTAGTTTGACCGGTCCAATATAGTTGAGAATTATGTGTTCCGGCACTAAAGTATACATCGTCGAATGTTGGGTAACCAGTGTTTGAAAGGCAATATGTAGAACTACAAGGCATATTATAATGTTAAATTTAAAATTGATTCACAATTATTATTATCTATAACTTTTATATTAAATGATGTCAACGTACTCCAAATAGGAGGTATAACCACATTATATGGAAACGTTGAAATTGTGTCTATATATATTGATAAAGTAATAGGGTTATCACATAGATACACTTTAAAAGGAGATACTCCGGTAATATTACTTATAGTTATTTGTGTGCTCATTTCTCTAGGTTATCTCAATAAATATAATAGGAATGAAAAACTTGTGAAGATTGACTGTTATATTATTTTTTCTTATCTTTGCTATATGTCAGATGATGCCGAAATTTTACTAGAAATACTACACGATATATTGGGAGATGAAAAACTTCACTATGAATCAAAAGGTCAAATATCTTTTGATTGTCCAATATGCGATGAAGAACAACACAAAGGAAACCTTGAGGTAAACTACTTTGAACACGTTTACAAGTGTTGGAGTTGTGGTGATGAGAATAACACCAAAGGACCTTTGGGAAAACTTATAGATAATTTTGGTAATAAGAAACAGAAAAAAATATATAACCTACTTCAACCTGAACAACATAAACCAAAAGAGAAACGAAAAGATATATTAAAACTGCCAGATGGGTTTACCCTATTCAAGGACAGCAGTTTAGTTTACCCTGTTCGTCGTCAAGCTTATAATTATTTAACTCAACGTGGGATTACTGATAATATTATTGAAAAATATGGTATTGGGTTCTGTGATAAAGGAGCGTTTTCGGGAAGGATAATAATCCCATCTTACGATAGTAAAAATAAATTAAATTATTTCATAGCCCGAAGTTGGGACCCAAATAGTCGTGCCAAATATAAAAACCCCGAAGCTTCAAAGGATGAAATAATATTCTTTGAAAGTACAATCAATTGGAATGAGGACATTCATCTTTGTGAGGGAGCGTTTGATGCAATCTTCCTACCTAATAGTATTTCTATGTTGGGAAAACATATGTCAGAGTTATTACTTAATACATTATACGAGAAAGCAAATGGGAATATAATTATTTGTTTGGATAGTGATGCTTGGAACGATGGTGTAAAACTATTCCACAACTTAAATGGTGGGAGATTATATGGTAAGGTTAAAATAATAAAATTAACGGGTGATGCCGATGTTGCCGATTTAAGGGGTGATATCAGTGATTACTTTTATACAATGAAATAAATGAATAAATTAAAAAATGTTGCAACTGAAATATTAGATATTTTAGAAAAAAGACGACAAGAACTTGAACTTACATTTGTGGAGGACACACATACCTACACGATGAAAAACGCCAAAGGTGAATTAAAAAGTGATTGGCCTTCGGTGAGTAAAGTGATGAAATTATTTTACACAGAATTTGATTCTGAAGGGATATCATTAAAAAAGGCAAATGGTGACCCCGATGTTCAACAACAATTATTAGATGAATGGAAAGCCGCGGCAGACTATTCAATAAATGTGGGAAGTAGAACTCACTTTTTATTGGAGAAAAAATCTTTAGAGATGTTTGAGTTGGATAAGGAGGTTAGACAACCTGAATTTGAGTGTAATTTTGAGCAGATATTACGTAGTGATTCTATGGTATCTGCCGGAACTAACTTTTTAGAAACTATGAAAGAGCGTGGTGCGTTGTTATTAGATACCGAGTTAATTCTTGGTGATGATGAGTATGGTTATACCGGAGCTCCGGATAAAATGTGGTTAATTGAGAATAAAGATAAAACTGAGATTGGCATAATATGTACTGATTATAAAACTAATAAACCAAAAAACTTTGAGGCGAGTTATTTTACCAAAAAAATGAAATATCCTTTTGAAAAGTTAGACGATACCGCTCTTGGACATTATTCAACACAATTACCATTTTATTGTAAGCTATTATTAAAGATGTTGAAAGGGTCTAAATACGAAAACATTAAAGTATATGGATGTATTATTGTTCTTGTTAAAGATAATGGAACATTTGAAGAATTTAGAATACCAAAGACAGTTCAAGACACTATCTTGGAAATGGATATGTCAAAGTATTTGACAAAGAAATAAAAATAAACTAAATTTATAAAAAAAGAATATGGACGATTTATTACAACCAAAGATTGATTTAAAGAAACAACCTACATTAGTATGTGAGCAGTGCGATAGTATCTATTTCAAAGAAGTTACGATGATAAAAAAAGTTAACAAGTTGTTAACGGGAAGTCAAGAAGACACTATTGTACCTTTTCCGACTTACAGATGTGATGATTGTAGTCACGTAAATGAGGAATTTAAATTATTTGATAAGTAATGATTACTGAAAGAACTTTTGATACAAATGATTTAAATTGGATTGCCAACTCATTAAAAGAAAATGTTGGGAGAATGAACTATACCGGTGACTTGAGTGACTGTGGTAATGAGATTGGAATTATAGTTGGATATAAATATAAGAATATGACTGAAGATGAAACTCAAGATTTTATTTCAGGTATTAAACACGGAATTTCATTAACAAATGGGACTCACTAATAAAAAAAATATGATTAAAAAAATAGTCCACTTCAGTGACTTACATATAAGATTATTCAAAGACCACGACCTTTATAGGTTAATTTTGAATGATATGTTGGAACAATTTAGAGATATTAAACCTTGTAGAATCGTGTTTTCGGGAGACCTAGTTCATTCCAAGAACCAAATGACACCTGAACTTATTGAGTTCGTTGCTTGGATTCTTACGGAGTGTTCTCAGATTGCCAAAACTATTGTTATAATTGGAAACCATGATTTTTTGGAGAGTAATTCATCAAGATTGGACGCTCTTACACCGGTAATTGATTCGTTAAAGGACGACAACATCGTTTATTTGAAGAATAGAGGTGAATACGAGGATGATAATGTTGATTGGGTGGTGTATTCATTACTTGACCATAACATTCCGCCTGAGATTGAAAAAACGGGTAGATTAAAGATTGGATTGTTCCACGGACCAGTTCAGGGATTAACAACCGATATCGGATATAAGTTTGAAACCGGATTTGAAACTGATAAGTTTGATGGTTGTGACTTGGTATTATGTGGTGATATTCACAAAAGACAAATCTTTAACATTCCGGGAGGAAAGAAAGCATATATGGTGGGTTCAACAATCCAACAGAACTATGGGGAGACAATAACCAAACACGGATTTGGAATTTACAATTTAGAATCTGATGAATATTCATTTGTTGATTTAGATAATCCAAAACCTTTCTTATCATTTAAGATGAAATCATTTGATGATATAATTAATGGAACTGAAAAATTAATTAATTATGGGAAATCTTAGTGACAAATACACCAACGAAGAGTGGGATGAAATGGAGAATCAGATTAAAAGAGATAGATTATTGGGAAAACCGCAACACGGACATATTACGGTTTGGGTGGATAAATTGACTATTAAACAATTAAAAAAACTTAAAAAGAAGTTAAAGAAATGTGGTATTGATAGTCACGATTGTTCCAAAGTTGACCAATGGATAACGTATAATGAAAACAAAGAACGTGTCACAAATAAAACTAACGGCTAGTCAATTAAGTAGCGTCAACGAGTATTGTAAATTAAATAATATTGAGGATGTGGACAAGTTCATAACCAAATGTTATACCGAAGGGTTTAACATTACGAAATATGGGTTACTTGGTGATGATTTGGGAAAAACGGGTATTGTTGGTGAAAAACAGGTAGAAATTGAAGTAATCCGTGAAATACGGGTTGAAGTTCCGGTTGAAGTTATCAAAGAGATTGAGGTAATTAAAGAAATAATCCGAGAAGTTGAGGTTATTAAATATGTTGATAAAGAAGTTATCAAAGAAGTGAGGGTGGAAATCCCTGTCACAAATTTAGACAACATTTGTGACAAACCTGAACCAATAATTATTGAGAGAATAATTGAAGTCGAGAAGATTGTTGAGATAGAAAAATCAAATGATAAGACATTACTTCTTCAAGAAACTTTACAGAAACTTAGAAAAGAACTATCTTTAAAGAACACAAGGATTGAAGACCTTGAAAAAATAAATAAACAATTGGAATCTGTTAAAGTTAGTCAAGGGGCTATTTTTATGAAAGGTTCTAACTTAAACGAAATGATGTAATATGATTAACATTTTAACTTGGTTCATCTTAAGCTACGGGCTTATGAATATTATGGTTTACGGGTCAATCTTTCAGGGATTCAGAGATTTCTTCCAAAAATGGGGAAATAATAAATTATTACCATTTAATGGTATTGCTAACTTTATCTCGGGTATAATAACTTGTCCGATGTGTTTTAGTTTTCACGGAGGTTGGTTTTTATCATTAACCGTATTTTCACCAACATTTGTATTGTTTGGTACACCAATATGGATTAGTTGGTTCTTTGATGGAATTCTATCATCTGGAGCGGTATGGGCAATCAATGCAATAATTGAATGGTTTGAAGAAAATAAACCATCAAAAAATTAAAATATGGAAACTAAATTAGGTGATTTTGTTATTAAGTTTTTACAAAATAAAACAGAGACAAGAAAGATTATTAAGTGTGATGACTTTTTTCAGTTAATAAATGATATGGGTATTACTGATGATAGTGATGAAATTATAAGTATTATAAATTATTTGGAAGATAATGATACAGATATAAATTTTCATAAAGCTAACACTCAAGATTATTATAATAGGTTTAGAAATATTGAACGAAAAGTTCAGATGTCTAAAATGTTAATAGGTTCTAAAACTGAAGTTCAAAAAATGATTGAGAAGGTTGAAAGTATTAAAATTGAAGAGAGACCGGATTGGTTGGATTATTATAAAAATGAGGATGATGAAGATGAAACAAATGTTAATGGTAAGCCAACATCGGATAGAGATAAAAATTTGGGTCAAGACATTATTGACAGATTGACTAATGAGATTAAAGAAAAAATTGAGAATGAACCGGGAATGACTTTAGATGAAATCCGAATAGAAATTAATGATGAAATGAATGTTATGAATACTATTCGTCAGGGTTTTGGTATGACTAATGAAATGTTAGAACAATTAAGAAATGCTCCGGATATTACTGAAGAACAAATAAATGAAATTAGAAATAACAATTAAATAAAAACAATTATGCCAAAGTCAAAATTACGTGGTGGAGCAAAAGCTCACAAAAAAAGAGTTACATTAAGAAATCAAAACCTTAATGGATTAAGAAAGAAAGCTCAAGCAGAGTATACTGAAATGTTTGAGAAACAAATGGAAGAGTTGAAAGCTCAATACCAAAATGAAAATGGTGAAACAACTGAATTAAATACTGAGGTTCTTGGTGACGTTAATGAGGTTAATGTAACAGATGCTGAAGTAATAACTCCTGATGTTGAGAACTAAGATAGTATCTGCGTTTCCTGGTGTTGGAAAAACAACGTATCATAAAAACAACACAGGGACTACATTGGATTCGGATTCAAGTAATTTCAGTTGGGTTGTTAATGAGAATGGAGAAAAGGTAAGAAATCCTGAGTTTCCACAGAACTACATTACCCATATTAAAAATTGTATAGGTAAATATAAATACATTTTTGTGTCATCACATAAAGAAGTTAGAGACGCATTATTAGATAATTGTCTTTTCTTTTATTTAGTTTATCCGGATGACAATAGAAAAGAGGAATTTATCCAACGATACCGAGATAGAGGTAATGACGAGAACTTTATTAAGTTGGTTGATTCCAAATGGGAAGAGTGGATGTCTGAGTTCTATTGGATGGGTAGAGGTTGTGAGAAACTTACTGCGTATGATGGTTGGAATTTAGATACTGTATTGGAGGCTCAAGAAAGAAGAGACGGTGGTGAAGTCATTCAAGAAGACGTAGAAGAACTGAACTAAAACAAATGGAGAAGTTAAATGAAGAATATATTGAGGTGATTAATCAAATGAGGGTCTTAAACAAGAAACGAAAAGAAATCTTTGATAAATATAAAGACATTGAGCCCAATGCTGAACCGGTAATTATGAGAACACCAACATTTTATCACGATTTATTCGGGAATGATTTAGACAAAAAATAAAATGGATTTATTTAATCCCCCACCACAATTTAATTACACAATAATGGAAGATTTAGATATTGTAAACTTGGATAATCCTTACCTACAGGTTGTATGGGAGGATTATGCTGAGAATTTTACACAAGAAAAAATAAAGAGTGTTCGTCATTACTTTCAAAAGAAGTATAACACAACCAACGTCAACGTAATCACGAAGACAAAGGTTGCTGACGACACCACACATACCGTAGACATATCATTTAACATTTTGGATGAGAACTATCAATTAGAGTTAGTTCGTTCATTCTTGGAGTCAAAAGGGAATATGGAACACTACGATGATATCTACCAACTTAATAGTATTGTGGATAACAAATTGTTACAGGACCAAACCGATGCCACTCCGTTTAAGAGATGGTACATTAAGAACATCGAGTTCTCAAACTTCCTATCGTATGGTGAGAATCAGAAGATAGATTTTGAGAAGTGTGATGGGATTACGGTTGTGGAGTCAAACCCGCCTAACTTTGGGGGTAAGACAGTTCTTACTGTAGATTTACTTATGTTCTTATTCTTTAATGAAACAACCAAGACATCAAAAGCGGAGGAGATATTCAACAGGTTTACAGAGAGAAACAAAGTTGCCGTGAAAGGTGAGATTACAATTGATGGTGAGGAGTATATCATATTGAGAAATATTGAAAGAAAGTTATCAAAAAAAGGCGAATGGACGGTTAAGACCGAGTTGGACTTCTATAAAAGATTGTCTGATGGTAGTTTACAAAACTTCACCGGAGAACAACGAAGAGAGACCGAGGCGTTTATCAAAACGTCTATCGGGACCAAAGAGGACTTCTTAATGACCATCCTAACAACTGCCACCAACTTGGAAGAACTAATTGATGCCAAACCTACGGCGAGGGGTCAAGTTCTTTCAAGATTTATGGGGTTGGATTTCCTTAAACGTAAGGAAGAAGCTGCCAAAGAAATTTATAGTGACTTCTCCAAAGGAATGTTGTCAAACATCTATAACTCTGAAGAACTTAAAACGGATAATCAAACTAGTCAAGAAACAATTGATACCCTAACAGAAACTAATCTTACATTAGATATTCAGTTGGAAGATGCTAAAACAAGAATCCTTAAGGGTCAGGAATATCGTGATGGGTTATTAAACTCCAAACATAATATTGATAGAGATTTAACACTAGTATCACCGGACAAAGTCCAAGAGGAAATTAATGGGTTGGACTTACAGAAAGCTAAAGCTATTTCAGATAGAGATGGTGTTAAGGTTGTTGAACCATCTGAATTTTACCACGAGGATAAACACGATGAGGTAAAACAAGAGATTAAAGATTTGATTACCAAACAAGCGGAGAACAATGCGAAGATTAAAAGTATTGAAGAACTGAAGAGTTCGGTTGATGGTGGAATCAAATGTGAGCACTGTGGTATTGAACTGATGAATGCTGCAATTACTAACGCTAAAATTGGAGAACTTGCCGGACTTATCACGCACAAAGAGGAATTATTGGGGTTAATGCGTGAGTTAACCGGCAGAGAAGAAGGTTTTGTTAATCTTAAAAAGGAATTTGATGAGTATGAGAAAAACAAACTTATCAAAGAGAAATATGAATTAAGTGTTGAACGATTTCAATTGATGATTGATGCGTTGAAAACCAAATTGGAAAGATACTCTGAAGTTCAGGACAAAATTATTGAAAACAATAAGACAGATGGATTGTTGATTAAAGCGGGAATTAGAATTGATGAACTTGAGGGTGAGAAGAAAACTATTGAAACTAGTATCTCAAATAATAAGTTTACAATGACTAATTTAACCACCAAGATAACTTCTAACTTGGAAACAATTAGAAAAATTGCTGAGGAAGCTGAGAGAGAAAGAATCTATAAAATCTATTTGGAAATCTTTGGTAAGAACGGTGTGACCAAACTTATTATGAAAACGATGATGCCACTTATTAATAGTGAACTTCAAAGATTGTTAGAGGATAGTTGCCACTTTAGATTAGAAGTTAAGATTAATGATAAGAATGAAGTTGACTTCCTTATGATTGATAACAACACTCAGGTTGAGAAACCGATGGCATCCGGGTCCGGATATGAACGAAGTATCGCTTCACTAGCATTGAGAGCCGTGTTAAGTAAGATATGTTCATTGCCAAGAGCGAATGTGGTTGTATTCGATGAGGTCTTCGGAAAAATATCCAATGACAACTTGGAGATGGTATCGGAGTTTTTCTCTAAAATTAAAGAATACTTTGAGAAGATATTCGTTATTACCCACAACCCATTAGTAACAAATTGGGCGGATAATGTAGTGAGAATTAGAAAAGAAGAAAATATTAGTTATGTTTCCCAATAAAAGTTTGGGAAACATAATTTTTATCGTATCTTTGTAACATAATATATAACTTAAACGTATAACGTATGGATGGTTTAACCAAATACATTTTATTTGTCTTCGCTAAGAATGACAACCCAAAAGAATTTACAGAACAAATCGCAGAAGAATTATGTGTTATTTCAGACACACCAAATCTTAATTTTTATTTTGGACCAGAATCATCTGTGTTCACAATCTCAACATTGGATTCCTATCAGGACGTGAAAGACTATGTTGATATGATTTTAGGTGTTGGTGATATTATGTACGTATTATTACCTTACACATCTGACAATTTGTCATATGGTCTACCTAAAAAAATATCAGAACACCTTTTTAACGATGGTATTAGTGACTTTATGTCAGATAATTCAAAACTTTCAGATAAAAGTGAATTTGAGGTACGAAAAATGATACAAGACCAAATCAAAGAAAGTTTTATGTTAAACATTGAAGACTTTGACTTTGACTATGATGAAGATGAGTGGTCTGACATTGACGAAATTAAAAATAAACAACGTAGTCCATCTTTAGATTATTTATTAGAAAAGATTAAAGAAAAAGGTTTAAATTCGCTAACAGAAAAAGAATTAATACAATTAAACAAATACGCAAATTAATATGAAAGAGAAAAACTCGGGTATTCCGATTAATCAAGAAGAGATTCAATTATATCTAAAAGATATACGTAAGATTAAAGTAATGACCCCTGAGAGGGAACGTGAATTATCTAAAATGATATCTTCAGGGACACTTACAGAAAATGAAACCAAAGCGATTAATAAAGAATTACTTGAAGGTAATTTAAGATTTGTTATTACTGTGGCAAAACAGTATCAAAATCAAGGGTTAGATTTTCCTGATTTAATCGCTGAAGGAAATTTAGGTTTGATGAAAGCAATTAATAATTTTGATTGGTCAAAGAATCTTAGATTTATATCTTATGCGGTGTGGTGGGTTAAACAATCAATTCTTCAATCATTAAATGACAATGCTCGTACAATCAGACTACCTGTTAATGTAGTTCAAGATTTACATAGAGCAAAAAAAGAAATTGAGTCTAATGGTGGTAAATTAGAAGATAAGTTTCAAAATCTCCCATCAATGATTGATTTAGATATGAACATCAATGAAGATGGTGATACCCTTATTGATATAATTAAAAATGAGGGTGCTGATATGCCTGATGAGGCTTTCAACAGTAAGGACCAATTAAAGGCTAAACTAATTACATTATTAAATGTTTTAGATGACCGTGAAAAAGTAATTGTTGAGGATTATTTTGGTTTAACAGGAACACCAAGAACTCTTGAAGATATTGGAGGTGATTTTAATCTAACTAAGGAACGAGTTAGACAAATTAAAGAGAAAGCCTTACGAAAATTAAGGAATGATAGTTCAGTGTTATATGAATATATGTAAAAATTTCAGAACCTTCTATTTATTATAATAGAAGGTTTTTTACCTTTATGATAAAACTAAAACAAAAATTATGAAACCAATTTTAAATTTTATTGATACTTGGGGTATTAGAATAATGTTTTTCCTAGTGGTAATAACATTCTTCAAAACTTGTAGTACAAATTCTAAAGTCCAAGACGTTAACGATAGTGTTGATTCATTATCTGTAAAACTTCGTAGAGAAATAAAGATTGAAGGTCTTAAATCTGAGAAAAGAGCTATTCAAGCATCTGATAGAAAAATATTAGATGTAACAAGACAAACTCAAATTGACCAAGAAATAAGTAAAATATCAAATGATTAAGACATTATGGGCATCCATTAAGGAACATCCAAATAGAGCAATGTTTTTAGTACCAATTATATTGGTTGCTGGAATATCGATATCCCACGTTGTATCTTGGTATAACTTGGCTAATCCGATTAGTTGGGCTATCTATTTATCTATAGCCATTGAGATAGGCGCTATGACGGCATTAGTTGCTGCAACCAACAAAATCAAAGGTGGGGTTTGGTTTATGTTTGGGATAATTACCTTCATCCAAATGATTGGTAATATTTTCTATTCATATAAACAAATTGATGCTAATGGGGAATTATTCAAATCGTGGATGGAACTAACCGGACCAGTGTGGGAAATGTTAGGTTCAAAACCAAATGACGTTATATCAATGAAAAGGTGGTTAGCATTCTTAGAGGGTGGATTACTTCCGGTTATCTCACTAACATCTCTACACTTTTTTACTAAGTATGATGATGGAAAATCAAGTACTGGTGAGGTTAAAGAGGTTGTTAAAGAAATAATTGTGGAAAAAGAAGTTATCAAAGAAATAATTGTTGAGGTTCCGGTAATTGAAGAAGTAATTGTTGAAGTTGAAAAAATTGTTGAAAAAATAGTTGAAGTTGAAAAAATTGTTGAAAAAATAATTGAAGTACCGGTTGAAGTTGAAAAAATTGTTGAAAAAATAATTGAAGTGCCGGTATATCAATCCCAATCTGTTGAGTCTACAAAAATTTCTGATTTACCTGAAATGATTGAACCGGAAAAGAATGACTATTTTGTTAGTCCGGGAATGGATATACACGAACCACCACGTCCAAATAGATTAAGTTATATAAAATAAAACTTAAAGTGTTAGGTTATGATAGACATAATTAATGGTTTTAAACCAAGTGGAAAACAAAAGAAAAAAAATCAAATAATCCTCACACATTCCTCAAGAAATGTTGGGGATTATTTACAATCATTAAAACTTAGATTTAATGGAAAATTTAAAAGAATACCTAATTATATCATTACTCGAGATGGTAGAATACTCCAATTATTAGGTAATAATGAACATTCAAATTATTTTATATCGCCAAACATAAATAGAAATTCTATAATTGTTTGCTTGGAAAATTTAGGGTGGTTAGAAAAAGAACCACTAACTAATCATTACGTTAACTGGATTGGTGATATTTATAAAGGTGATGTGTATGAAAAAAAATGGAGAGACTATTATTTTTGGCAACCATATACTACAGTTCAAGTTGAAAAAACTTCAATATTATGTAGTAAATTATTAAAAGAAATGAATATTAAATCCCAAATAATTGGACACAACACAAAAATAAATGGTATTGAAAAATATGACGGAATAGTTAGTAAAAGTAATTTTGATACTGATTATACTGATGTTAGTCCGGCATTTAATTTTGAAGAATTTTTAAAAAAAATAGAATATGAGCAATTCACATGATGAAATAAAAAGATTAATGGAGGCGTCTAGAAAGATGTTGTCAAATAGTACGATTAATGAAGATATCAATCGTATTAGAGAAAAACATGGTATTATCAATGAACAAGTTGATTTAACAGACGATAATATTATTAAAAAAACAAACATTGCTAAAGACGTTGAAGATAAAATCGAAGACGATACTAACACACCTGAGGATAAATCTCAAGGATATAGAGTTGTTGGTGGTATTATTGTTTTACATGGTAAAGAGAACAGTGATTTAGATTTGACCACTGATGAGAAAATTGCTTTCCAAGAAACAATGAATGAGTTTGTGGAAGAAGTTTCGGATTTAGTAGATTTTAATAAATTAAATTTATATCCAAACAATGTTGAATGGTCTGGTAGAATAATTGATTTTGATTTAGATTTCTTTTTTACTATTGGAGAGGAAAATGGTGTATACATTAATGGAGAAATGTTGAAAACTGATGATGAGTTTTTAGAAATGATTAATAAATTAAAAGTTTTTTATGAAAAATTTAAATCAAAATGGTCTAAAGTTTTAGCATCAAGAAAACAAACAAGTAATACCCCTGAATAATGAAAGATGTTGTAGGTAATAATACTCAAAATATATTATTAATAATAGTGATTGTATTAGCGGGATGGAATATCTTTACCACCAATAATGTTAAAACTGATGTTAAATCTTATAAAGAAAAAATAGAATCTCTTCAAACAGAAATTGATTCGTCAAAAAAAGTTAATAAAACTATTGATATTAAAATTGATTCTATTAAACAAAATGTTATTAGTATAACTAAAGATATTAATCACATAGATAATAATATAACCATAATTAAAAAACAAACAAATGAAAAAGTTAATAGTGTTGACACTCTTACTGCTAACGAGCTTGAGCAGTTTTTCACAGACAGATACAACAAAAGTACGAATTAGTACACCAATTGCAAAATTGGCTATAAAAGATATTATTAAAGGTGATGGTTGTATACTTGAGTTAAAATTAACTCAGGAAAAATTAATTAAAACTGAAGAAAGAGAAAAAGAAAAAGATGGTCATATCTTATCGCTTGAAGATAAAGATAAAAATAATAATTTTATGATGGGTAAAAAAGATGAACAATTAAAAACCTCAGATGAGTTATCTAACAATTTACGTAAGGAACTTAAAGAACAAAGAACAAAAAATTTTTTTTGGAAAGTTGGTACTTACGTTGGAATCATAACTTCAACCTATCTTTTATTATTAAAATAATTTAATTATGAAAATTAAAGAAAATATGTCTTCAGATTTAGAAAACAAAATAGAGGATGAAATGAGTAATGTAGGTGTTTTTAGTCAGGGTGTTGAAGGTATGATGGCAGTTAATGATTTTAAAAAATCATTGGGTGAAGAAAAACATAAAAAAACTGATATAGTAAAAAAATCAATTAAAAAAGGTATGAAGGATAAAATAGTTAGTAATGTTAAACTTAAAAAACCTATTGGTAAATTGACATCGTCACTACCTATAATGGGTGAGAAAGAAGAAACTAAAGAACAGGGGGCTAGTTCTGCTGGAGGGTTTGTTGGTCCATTATTTTCAACAACCAAAAAAGAAATGGAAGAAGATTGTTGGAACAATTATGAGCAAAAGGGTATGAAAAAGAAAAATGGTAAAATGGTTCCTAATTGTGTAAAAGAAAATGTTGAAGAGTCAGGTGATGAGATTAAAAAAGTTGAGGCTACAGAGGCGACAGGGTCAGGTTCATCGGGACAATATTCGACAACAGCGGCTTGGGCAAAATCAACAAGTAAAAAAGATTGGAGAGGTAAATCTAAACCACAAATACCCGGTGGTAAATTTGTTCAGGTTAAGAAAAAATGTAAAAAATTTCCATATTGTAATCAAGGTGATATTAAGGCTCTTAAAATATATGAGAATGAAACAGTTAAGAAAGCAATCAAAAATATTAGTGAAAGACATAATATTAGTGAAAATGTTATCAAGTCAATAATTTCATATGAGTATGAAAAATTAAAATCAAACAAATAAAGTAAAAAACTAATATATTTATAATAAAAAAACAACAATGAAAAAATTAAATATAACTTATTTAGAGAAAATGATTTCTAAAGTTTTAAAAGAAAATTTAGGGGAGAAAGCCGAAACTTTAGTTTCTAAAATTAAAACATCAATCAAAGAAGATTCTGAAGTTTGTGAATGTGGTGGTAACATGTATGAGGGGGAATGTACCGAATGTGGTAGTAAAATGATGGATGAAGGGATTTATGATGTTGAAGACATTAATAATAAAGATGAATTTGATTATGTTCAAGAAGAAGAAGATATTGAAACAGAAACAAATGTGGAGAATGAAGAGTCTTGTAAATACCATATGGATAAATTTGGTCCGGATGATGATAGAACAAAACAATTTTGTGGTGATTCGATGAATGAATCTTTAAAAGGTCGTCAAAGAAGACAAAGTAAAAAATCTGAAACAGATGAAGGAAATGCTTTTACCGGTGCATTATCTCAAGCTAGAAAAACAGGTGATAAAGATTTTGAGGTTGATGGTAAAAAATTTGAAACTAAGGAAGGTAAAAAATTCCCTGATTTAACCGGTGATGGTAAAGTTACTCGTAAAGATGTTTTAGTTGGTAGAGGTGTTAAACTTAAAAATTCAAAATCTGACAAATCTATTAAAAAAGTAAATAAAATTTCTACAAAACATGGGATGGAAGAAAGTAATTCTGTTAGAATGAGTGAAAGTGAAATGGTTAATTTAATTGAAAAAATTATAATAGAACAAAAATCTAAAAACGTTAAAGACCCAGCGGAAAAAACCAACTCAAAAATAATAGGTAATACTCCGGGATATAACAAATATGAACAAATCCATAAAAAAGATGGGAAAGAAAATGAAGATAGTCTTAAGGCGGTTGCTCAAAAAATGAAAGATTATTTAAAGGATGGTTCTAAAGGAGAATATAATACAAATCCAAAATTTTTCCCAAAAGGAAATGGTGAATTAGCTAAAATGGATAAAAAGGCGTATGTCCCATCAGAGGCTGTTGAAGATTATATTGATAATTTTACTGCGGCGGCTTTAGAAAATTTAGACTATGATGAAATCCATCCAAATGAGGAATGGGTGACAAATAATATTGAAGGTTCTTCCAAAACAGGTAATAACCCTGATTGGGCGAATACAGGAGAATCAGATGTTAACAAAAAACGTAATAAGATTAGAAAAGATAATATGTTAGCAAAACTTAAAAGAATGGCGTATAATAAATCGCCACAACCTGTGGTTAATGATAAGGATGGTGGTAGTAAAGCTAGCGATATTATGACTAAATTAGAATCTACTGAACCTAAAAAAGCGAAACAAATTAATGAAGAGTTTGAAAGAATGAAATCATTAATTGGTTACAATCAAAAAACTCAATAATTTACAAATACATAAATTCAATTATAATTTCTCCATAGACAACATCTATGGAGAATTTTTTTAACTACATAACAAAACCTTTAAAACCGGAAGATATAGATATTTGGTTTAAAATGAATAATATAACTTCTGAAAAATTGGAGTTGTATTCTGATTTTTGCCATACATTATATATTTTAATACATGAGACCTACTTAGGTCAAGATAATGTATCTACGGAAACTAAAATCAGGCTAACAGATGATGATAATGAAAAACACTTTGAATGGTGTTGGATAAAAATTATTAACAACTTCCAAAAAGAAAATATTGTTTTTCACAAAAAAGGGGAACATTTTGATTACTTCCAATCATTTTTTGATGAAATATTTTATAATCAAATAGAAAATAAAATAAAAAATTCAATAAGTAGTTTTTTTACAGATTTATTTAATATGAAGAAATCTTTTACAAAATCAGATTTAGATATGATTTTAACCATTTATAAAACATTAGATAAAAATCTTAAAAAATAAAAAAATCCTTTATAGTGTTTACTATACGATTAAAAAAATTACTTTATAAGTATTAAAAATAAATTAATTAACACAATTTGAAATGGAAACATTAGAACAAATTAAATCTTTAACCGAAGAGTTATCAGTCGATACTTCAAAATTTTTTGGAGGTAATAAAAGTGCAGGAACAAGAGCACGAAAATCTGCACAAGATTTGAAAAAATTATTAGATGTCTTGAGAAAAGAGATTTTATCTGAAAGAAAAAAAGACGAGTAATGGATAGTATTGATACAATTTTTTTATTTGTATTTATCTTTTCAGTTTTAACTGTTTTTAGAACAGTTGCTAGATTGGTAAGTTCCCTGTTCTCAAACCCACCAAAGAGATTCTTATGGAATAAAGGGGAACTTATTTATCTTGGATTGGCAATATCGTATTGTTTAACCTATATTATTAAAAATTAATTATGAGTTTGTATAAAGAATTTTCGGAGTTATTACCCTATATTCAATCAGTAAGAAAGATTGAAAAATATTTATCGTTTGATATTAGTTTTCCGATATCGTGGAAACTACCTAAAAAATATGTCCAAGAAGACAAAGTAATGGAACAGGAGAATAAGGTTCCTGGTAATCGTACTTTTTCATTTGTTGCTGAAATAAATGAAAACGATATTGAACAAGTGACAGAAAATTTACAAAATATTATTAAGTATAATCTTGAGAGAGAAGAAAAAGATAAATTGTTTCAAAACAAAGTTGATGAATTAAAAAGTATTTTTGAAAAACAAAATTTAGAAAGTTTACAAAATTTAAAATTTGATTTAAAGACTAAACAATTAACTAAATTAAAACTTGAAGATAATGAAGAAGAGCTTACAACAACTCGAGTGGTTACAGAATGAGTTAACAAAGGATAAAATTGTCCTTGACCAAGAAAAATCAAAATTAATTGAAAATATTAAAAAATTAAAAAGGGAAGATATTCTTCCAAAACCACCTAAGAAATTAACGTTATGGCAGAGAATCAAAAAAGTATTGATGGGATAATTGAAAAATTAGCAATGATTGCAGATGCTGCTGATGAATTATTCCCTAATGGGAAAATGGCAATAGCTTTTGAATTAAAAGAAGTTGAGTTTAAAAAAGTTCAAGAAAATTTTAGAGAAATTGACCGTTTACACAAACAATTTAAAATAGAGATATCGGGTAATGAATTTATGTTTTTATTGGATGAGTCGTCGAATGTCGAATCAAATAATTCTTAGAAAACCCATTTTCAACTAATAAATCATACAGGTATTTTCTTTGTGATGTTGTATAATCTTTAACAAACATACAGTCGTATCTTTTTTCGTTTATAAAATGACTGGATAAATTATCTATAAACCTTATACCATCGTCATTATTTTTAAAGGTGAATAATTTAAATTTATCATCATTTTGAATAATTATTTTATTGTTCAATTTGGATATTAATTTAAGACCATCTTGTTTTAGATAAGTTTTTAATAATTCATTTAAAGTAATTTTTTTATTTTTTGAATAATCTAAAAATGATTCCTCAATTCGATATTTCATTATTTTTAAAATAGTAAAATCATCATCATCCAAACTCACTTTAATTTTTCTACCAAATTCATCTTTTAAAAAAATTGGAAGAAAAGTTCCCGAAGTTTTTTCAATTAATGCTATTTCATAACTACATTCAATACCATTTTCGTACTTCCTATCAAAAATTACTGAATCGCTAACATTTATTAGAGATTCAAAATAATTATTTGCCCTTTTATGAGTCTTAAATTTATTGATTATTTTCTTTTTTGTTTTATTTTTGAATAATACTATCTGATAGTTCATGTTGGATATATAATAATAAATAAGTTAGTTTTATATTAAATATAAGTAAATAAGTATGGAGAATTTTTATCAAACACTAGGTGTAAATGAAAACGCAACTCAAGATGAGATTAAAAAGGCATATCGTAAATTAGCGATTGAACACCATCCTGATAAAGGGGGTAATGAAGAGACATTTAAAAAAATATCGGAAGCTTATGATACGATAGGTGATGATAATAAACGAAGACAATATGATAGTCAAAAAAATAATCCATTTTCTAATATGGGTGGTGGAGGATTTAATCCTTTTGAGGATATGTTTCAGAATCATTTTCACCAACAAAGAAGAAGGTCGGCACCTGATAAGGTTATTGAAGTTAAAATAGGTGTTATAGAATCGTATAACGGTTCGGAAAAAACTTTTACATATAATAGAAAACATAAGTGTGAACCATGTAATGGTAATGGTGGTGAAAGAATAAATTGTACTTCGTGTGGTGGAGAAGGGTTTATAACTCAAAGAGTGGGTTCCGGATTATTTGTCCAACTTATAAGACAAACGTGTAATTCATGTGGTGGAAAAGGATTCTCATATAAAACTGTGTGTGGTTCATGTAATGGTGAAACAACATCAACTAAAACTGAAACAGTTACAATTAAACTCCCACATGGAATTGATGAGGGTCAATTTTTAAAATTACAGGGTAAAGGTGATTATGTTAATGGTGTGTATGGTAATTTGGTAATTAGAGTTAAAGTTGCTCCTGAAGATAATTTTGAAAAATCGGGGGATGATTTAATTTATAATGCTTATTTTGATTTGAATACATTAAAAAATGAAAAATTAGACTTGAAACATCCTAAAGGTGTTATGTCAATAAAATTACCTGAAGAGTTTGATACAGAAAAACCCCTTAGAGTAAAATCTAAAGGGTTTCATAATACGGGTGACTTATTTGTTAAGTTACACGTTAAATTTAAACGTAATTAAAAAAGACTTATTATTTTCTCAACTAATTTAATAGTCCCGTATATTGATGCGAATAATAAATAAACTGATGATATTACCATCGTCCAATGTGTTTTTGATAATGTTTTACGTTTGCAAGATTTACATTCTTTTTTAGGTTGTTCAGGAGTGGCGTAAATAATATCCTTTTCCTCAATAATTTGTCCTTCGATTGTTTCCATAATAATATATTTTAAATAAGTATAGTGAAAAAAAATGAAAGAGAAACTTGCTTTTTCACTTTTTATTTCTTATACTTTAAAAAAAGAAAATTATGGCATTATCATACATCGGGGGAAAATCAAAAATAGGTAAGTGGATTGTTCCATTCATACCTCAAGACATTGAAACATACGTGGAACCATTTTCAGGTATGTTTTGGGTGTTCTTTAATATGGACCTAACCAAATACCCAAACTTAAAAGAAGTTGTATATAACGACTTCAATCCACTTAATTATAATTTATTTCAATGTCTTCAGAATCCTGAGAGATTGTTAGAGGTTGTTAACTCAATTCCGTGTCAACAAAGAGATGAGTTCCCAACACCGGACATCTATAAAGAACAATTTATCAGCTTCCAAGCTGAAATATTTAAAACAGATTTCAGGGTAGAGGCTTACGATTATCAGGTTGCAGCTAAATACGCTTATGTACTAGCTCAGGTATTCTCAGGGTCTAAACCGGAAACAAGTTCATTTATAGACTTGAAAGGGAAATATAAATCAAAGTATCTTACCTTCAGAGATAAGTTATCTAAACCGGATTGGGTGGAACATTTCTTAAAGATTACTAAAGTTGAAAATTTAGACTTTCAAGATGTTATTCAAAAGTATGATGGACCATCTACTTATGTTTACGCTGACCCCCCATATTGGAAGACAGAGAACTATTATAACAACCACGACTTTGATAGTAAAGACCACGAGAGATTAGCTGATTGTCTAAAAGGTATTCAGGGGAAGTTCTCATTATCGTATTATGATTTCCCACAATTACATACTTGGTTCCCTCCTCTTCAATATGTTTGGGAGAAGAAAGAATTTGCTAAAGCTGCTGCGGCTAAGAAAGGTAAAGTTCAGAACATGGGGGAAGAATTACTAATTATGAATTATAGAAAATAAATTGGATATCAAAAAATAAGCGTTATCTTTGTCCCGCTGAACAAAAGTAAATGGGTTTTGGCGAATTATTTAGAAAAAACAAATATTTATAATAAAAACAATTAAAATGAGACTAACTAATACACTATCAACTTTAATTACAGAACAATCACGTTTCCAAGTCTTATATGACAAATTGGTGAAACCTTCTGACAAACCAAGAAAACCTGGTGAAAAACCTAAAGGCGCTATGGATTTTGAAACATTAAAGAATATTATCTTTGGGGACCCTTCAACAACTGTCCCTCAAGGGTTTGATAAAGAAAGTGCGACTTTTGAAGACATGGGTAAAATACATGTTGGTAAATATGTTCAATGGATGTTGAAGAACTTTATTCAACCTAAATTAGAAGATGAAGTAGGTACTCCGGAATATAAGCAAAACGCTAAAGAATATCGACGTTTATTCATAGAAGATATGGATAAGTTAAATGTTGATTTACTAAAATTTGAAAGATTTAAAAGTAGATTACCTGTAGGTGAAAGAGACATTAATAAGTATACTCCTCAAACTTTATCATTAGCGGTTGATGAATTCAAATTAACTAAAGATTCTAAATCGGCAAAAGAAGAAAGAATTACTAAAGAAAACCCTTATAAATTTGAAGGGTCTACTATTGATTTCGTTGGTCCTAATTGGACTATTGTTAAAATAGAGGATAAAACAAAAATTGGTGACGCTGCGGCTGATTACTTTGGTGGTTACTACGATACGAGAGATGAGTTTGATGAAACTAATTGGTGTACGTCAAACGTTGGTGGTAGTTATTTCTACACTTATATTAAAGACGGTCCATTATATGTTATTTTACCTAATAATGCTACGGAATTTGGTAAGAAGACTGGATTACCTAAAGAAAGATATCAATTTCACTTCCCTTCAAACCAATATATGGATAGGAGAGACAGACAAATTAATTTGGTTGAATTTTTAAATGGTAAAGGTGAAGAACTTAAAGAATATTTTAAACCACAGTTTGCGAAAGGATTGGTTAAAGGTGGTTCAGGTAATGTTGTGGATATTGCATACCCTGATAATGCTGCCGGTAAATTCATTGCGTTATATGGTTTTGATGAATTATTTGATAGTTTACCGGACACGATTGAAAGATTATTAATTAGTAATAAATCAAACGAGGATATTGCGTTGGTGGTTCCGGAATCTATTGGAAGATTTAAAAATTTAGAAGCGTTAAAATTAGAGAAGATTTGTAAAAGTATTCCTGATTCAATCTGTAATTTAAAATTATTAAATTTCTTGGCGTTACCAAATAACAAACAATTAGAATCGTTGCCCGAATGTTTAATGACTTTACCTGAATTGGCATTTATTAATTTAAAGGATAGTAATCCGAATGTTAAAATTCCTGAGAAATTAAAAGAACGATTGACAGATGAAGGAATGGGGTTCTATTATTTTAACTAATACTAATACTTAAAAATAAACAAATGAAAAATGTTGACGTTGAAATCTACATTAATCAATTTATAACTTTCTTTAACAACAACCCCAATGACTTACTTGAGTTAATTGGGGATGTTTTGAAGGATGACTTCTACGACAGAGTAAAACAACAATCTTTAAATAATATTGATAATGGTGAGGATGTTTCCTTAACTCAAAAACAAATCATATCTATAGTTGTGGCTCTTAAACAATCTCAGAACGATGAGGTTGATATGGATAAGATTAAGTCCATAATTTATCACACAAAATTCGCTCACTTTTCCCTTAATTAATTTGTATATCTAAATTTAATGTCTTACTTTTGTGGTTCAAAATAAACCTGATGAAAGAAGAATTATTTAACTATACCGTAAAGAAGTATCAAGTATCTGAATACTTGGATACCAATCCTATTCGACCTCTTAAAAAAGAAGTTGAGGATGATTTTTGGGGGACAATAGAAACTAGTTTAAGTTCTGGTAGACATACAAGTTATACGCCTTGGGGTGACTATACTTTTAATGCGGATTATGATACAGAAGAAAAATTCGTAGAACATTACGGAAACCCACTGACTCAATTATATTTGAACAGGGTAATTATTTGTGTGACTAAAGAGAATGATAAAGTTTCTTTTAAGATATTTGATTATAGTAAAACAAGACGTGTTGCGGGTAAGTGGTTTAAATTAAGAACTAAATGTCAGTTCATTACATTCAACTATAAAACAAATGCGTTATATACCGGTTCATTACAGAATTATCATTTGAAAACAAAATGTCGTAAAAAAATTAGAAGAGTTTTATTTAATAGTGACCCTATTAATAATATGAGACGACATTTACGAGATTCGTTGAACTCAATAGTTGATAAAAAAGTGGTGGATGTCCCAACAATTATTAATCAGGTAATCTCAACCTTTGTGAATGCCATTCCCGGAACTGAATTATATGCCGACTTACTTCCTGAACAAAGAATCTACAAAAGATATTTGGATGCTCAAGGAACCAAAGTTCCAAACAATTGGTTTGAACTTATGAATGTCTATCCCCAACCAAAGAAGAAAGATTTGGTGAAGTGTGACTATAAGTATATTGATGCTCTAATGAGGGTTAACGGATTAAAGGGGGATAAGGTTAAAAGGGTATTACATAACGTTAAATCATTTGAGGGTGTTCTTAATTTTAATAACGCTTGTTCAATATTTGGTGAGAAGTTTATTTTAAATCAACCGGATGAGTTTGTCCAATTATTATTGGAACATAATAAACAAAGTACATTTCATAATAATATTGGAAAAGGATTATTAACTAAAAAAGAGTTCTCCAATTTTTTTGAGATATTTAAATTATTTCAAAAAGGATTGATTAACTACAATGTGATTGAAGACCACTTTAGATTTTATCGTTTGTTAGACCAAATGGAGACAGTTAAATGGACATCAAGAACTCACGATGAGTTTGTTCAAGAACACTACGATTGGTCGGAGAAATACAACCATTATACCAATGGTGACTTTACTAGAATTTACAACCAAGAGTTTGTGGATAAGGTGAATGAGGTTATCTTAACCAAAGATGGTCCGTACTTCCCGGAGGTATTGACAACATCCAAACGATACAACAATGAGTCATCATTCCAGTCCAATTGTGTTAAGACATATGTTAGACGAGTGGATTCTTTATTAATCTCTATGAGACGAGGTGAGGGTGAAACGGAAGAGAGAGCGTCAATTGAATATCGTATAACTTTACCTTCACTACATAATACTTTTGATTTAGAGAGAGTTCAAACTTTGGGTAAACACAATCGTAGTTTAGATGAGAGTTGGAATGAAGTGTTAGTCAAATTGGATAATAAAATTTACCAATATGAGGATTTGTTTGATACCTTACAAATTAAGGGTGAGTTTAAAAATAAAGAATTGTTCTCTGATTGGGGTACTATGAGTGTGAAAACATATTCGGTGACTAAGACAGGAAAAGATGTAACTAAATTGGGGTTATGTTGGGAAAACGATTCAATTATGAAATTAAATTCGTATAATAATTATAACCTTGTTCCTGTCTATAATGATGAGAACGATTTAGGATTTTAAAATGATAGAAATACCACAAAATTGTATAGATACCTTTAAAGAAAGGTTTAAGAGTTACCCTAATATTGTAGAGGTGTATCCAAATATGTCTAATGAAGATACAGATAAATTATTAAATAAATCACTTTTACTATGGTTTGACTATTTTGTAAATAATGAACATGAGATAGTTTATAAAGATAGATTATATGAATATGATGCGACTGGTATTTTAATTTTACGGAAGTCAAAAACCAAGATATTTATTTTAACAAAGGTGGATAAACAAAACGTAGTAGAGTATTTATTACTACAAATAAAACGATTAACAAAAAAAGATTAAGAATGGAAATTACACAAGAATTATTACAGGAAAAAATTAACAATGGTGAAAAATTAGTAGTGGACTTTTGGGCGCCATGGTGTGGACCTTGTAAAGTTATGAAACCAGCGTTTGAAAAAGTTTCCGAACAATACAGAAATGAAAATTCAGAAGTTCAATTATTCACATTGAATGTTGAGGAAAATAAAGAATTTGCCGCTCAATTAGGTATTAGAGCAATTCCAACAGTTAAATCATTTTCCGCAGGTAAAGAAGTTTATTCTCAACCGGGAATGCAAATGGAATCACAAATTAAACAATTAGTGACTAATTTAATCAATGGATAAGTTACTGATTCTTTTCACGATGAAAGGTTGTCCATATTGTGATATGATGAAGGAACAACTTATTAAAAATGACATTGGGTTTGTTATAAGAGATATAAACGAACACAAAGATGAATACGATATGTTTGTTGAAATTACTGAAAACGAATTTGTACCGGCATTTATGATTGTAGAATCTCCGGATGAATCACCAAAGAGTTATTTATTCGCACCTGAAAGAGATTTTAATGAAATTGATGAAGGTATTGACATAATTAAAGAACATTTTGGAAAATAAAAAAATCCCCTTGATTGGGGATTTTCTTTTTAAAATAATATAAGGTCTTTAATTTTATCTCTTGTTAGCCAAGGTTTTTTATCAAATGGTAAAGTGGTGTCTTCAATTATATCGTAATCTTCAATTTTATTATTAAACACCAACATATCAAAATCAAAAACATCTAACACCATTGATATGATATCTTTTTTCGGATGTATTGAATTACTAACAATGTCAATTTGATTATCATCGTCCACTTTAACGGAAGAATATTTAAAAGTTAACTTGTCTGTTAGTAGTACATCAAATAATTGATTACAGATGTATTCTGAATAGTATAACTCTTGTCTACCCATACTTAAACTATATCCGTGAGGAAACTCCGATGAAATATTTAATGGTGAGTATGTGTAATAATTTAAATTAGAGGTGTCATCTTCAGAATAATCTAATTCGTATTCTAATCTATTGTTATTATACGATATTGAATTAAATTTAGGTTGGGGATTATCAATTAAATCTTTGATTATACCTGAATGATATATTGGTCGTGAAGAATTATGGAAATCAAAAATATATTCAAGTTTTTTGGATAATTCAGTATTATATATAATAACATCAATAATATTTAAATTTTTATATCCAAACTCTTCCATTAAGGATTGATATTCTTTATAGAATCCCTCTTTAATGATTACCATATCCAATATTTTATCTGAATTGGTTAATCCATTTACTATGAAAAATTTACCACAATCGGTAACTTCAATAACAACATCATATTGATTGGTTTTGTTTATCTCTTTTACTAAAAAGTCTGCGAATAGGTTTACAATCCCTTTATTTGAATTTTCATTTACGTATTTCATATTTTTAAATTATATGAAAGGATATACAAATTAAATTTAATTATAAATGAAAAAAGGGACAAAAAATCCCTTTATTTTTTTAAACACATAATATTATTTTTTAGTATAATATCTCTCAACAACTTTACGAATAGATTCTTGTATTGGCTGAGTTTTTGGTGTTTGAGCCTGAACCTGCTGTAGAGTTTGAGATTGACTTGATTGTTGTGTCGTTTGTGTTTGTTGTGCTTTGTTTTTACATCCGCAACCCATGATAATTTTTATTTAAACGTTTATAACAATAAATATCTACCTTTTACGTTAATTGTAAAGATTTATTTTTAATTACTGGTATTTATTAATATGAATAAGAAAATGATTTTAACAAATAAAGAATTATTACAAGTTGTAAAACAAATTGTTGAACAAGTTGAGGAAGAATATTATAAAATATCTCCTGAAGAATATTTGCAATTAATGTCGTTAGGTAGTTATCACGGTAAAGCAATAACTAAAATGAAAAGATTTGAAGGTAAACCATTATGGATAACCGGAGATTTAAGTCTTGAAGGAACCCCAACAGATAACTTGGGAAATGTTGCTTATGTTGATGGTTCATTAAATATTAGTAATACTAAGGTATCTAATCTTGGTGATATGAGAGTTAAATCATATATTAGTGATAGGGACACTCCTCGTGAGAAAATTAGAGAGAGACAAGAACTTTTGGGTAAACAAGCTGAGATGGATTCTAAAAGAGAAGATGATGAATGGAATTTTCAAAACCATGATGAAGAGGGATTAAAGGCTATGGCGTTATTAGAATGGCTTGAAGGTGAAGGTAGAGTTACAGTATTGAATGATGAACAAAAAGAAGAATTAAGTTTGTTAACTCAACAATTAGAAGAACTTAATGCGGATTATGATGATGAACATAGAGATGGTGACCCAGATGAGAATGTGGAAATATTAAATAAAATTGAAGATGTTGAGGAGAGAATTAGTGAATTAACAGAGGATGTTGCTGACATATATGATATGTATCCAGTATCAAAATATAGTCATTATGGTTTAACCTCATTCGAAGTTTTAGTTGATGGGTTTAGAGATGAGGAATATTCGGTGGGAACCCACGATGAAATGGATAAAGCTGCATTAGAGTATGCTGAAAGTTATGTTGATGATATTGGTGTTGATGGGTTTAGTAAAGGTTTTATTGATGATTATTTAGATGAAGATGCTATTGTTGAATTTGCTAGAGAAGATTATGAATATCAAGTGAGGGAGAATCCTGAAAGTTATTTTAATGATGATGATTATGAATTGACTTCGGAGCAAGAAGAAAGAATAGAACAACTTGAATCTCAAATTGAGGATTTGGAACAACAAAAACTTGAATTAGATTCGGATGATGAAAATTATTATGACTACGAAGAAGATTTAGATAATCAAATTGAAGCACTCCAAGAGGAATTAGATAATATTGAAGTTGATACTGAACCAACCGAAGATATGATTGATAATATGGTTGAGAGTTTAGTTAGAGACGTAAGAAGAGACCCTATTGGGTATCTTAATGATTATGGGTTACCTGTTAAAGAATATGTTGATGAATCAGCTTTAGCTCAGGGATTAGTTGATTCCGAAGGTTGGGGTTTTATGAATAGTTATGATGGTAATTATGATAGTGTTGATATTGCCGGTGAGACTTATTACGTAATGAGAATTAATTAAAACTATTCCTTTTTCCAATCTTTTCCCGTATATTTTAAATAATATAATATGGAAATGAAACAGAAAAATAAGAATAAATTTATAATGGACACCGATTGGTTATTTGACGGCATTTTAGACGCTGAACAAAAACAATATGTATTATTAGATTACTTCCAAAAGATGAACAAACATCTTGAAAGGATGGAGGTCTACCCAATGTTTATTGAGCTTTCATTACACTTGGGTAATATACAAACCTTACTAACGCAAAACAAAATTTTATATGTTGATAAAAAATTAACATCAAATGATGATGAACTAGTATTGTCTGATTTAAAGGTTAAAGATATTCCTGTTCTTGACGATGAGGAAATTATTGAATATCAAAAAATATTAAAAAATAGTCAACCACAACTACATGACTATTTTAATTTTGCAAAATCAATATGGAGTATTGTTTATGATTCTATTGATGTTGTTGTAAAGAAAAACAAAAATAATTTACAAAATAAATCAGGTTTTTTTTACTTTAAATTACCTGAAGAAATGTTTATATGGCAATATACCACAAGAAAGGTGTATAAGACCAAAAATCAAACAAAAACATCTTTAAAATTAATTTTCAAAGGACAACAGGGTAGTTTGACTATTCCGGAAATTATCTCTACATTTTCAAAAACATACGAAAAAAATAACGAAATGGATTATCCAATATTTGAAGTTTTTTGTAGTGACATCTTTCCGTTAAAGGAAACATTAGTTCCAATTTTTAAAAGAAAAATATTATCATATATTAATCAAAATGTCAAAATAACAAGAAAACTATTATCATAATGGACAAAAAACAAATTAAAGTATTAATGGATAAGTTGAGACGACCAATTCATATTAGTTACGTTTCAAAATATATTCTTAGACAGAATCTTGAAGAAACAAAAAAACAATTGGATATTTTAATATCTGAAGGATATGTTAAAGAAAGTGGTATTAGTGAAGGGTATTATGTGGCTATCTAAAAAAACATATTACATCGGTAGTGGTTGTAGTCAGACAATAATTAAAATTTTTAATTACTCCGTATTGTTTAGTATTTCACCTGTTGGGTGGTCAATTAGATTTAATGGTGGGTTCGGAATTAATGTAACCACAAAACCACTATTCTCTGTTAGAAATGGTTATAAAAAATCCCTTAAATTGGGTAAATATTATATAGTAAAATTATGAGTGAAAATAAAGAAATGGTGAACCATCCATTACATTATGGTGGTGAAGATAACCCATACGAGGTTGTTAAAGTATGTGAGGCTTGGGGTCTTGACCACGATGCTTATATCTTCAATGTCGTAAAGTATGTTGCAAGAGCGGGATTAAAAGATTCGGATAAAGAAATACAAGATTTGAAGAAAGCTTTATGGTATTTAAATCGTAAAATTGAAAATTTAGAAAAAAACAAAATATAAAAATTATGGCGAAATTAGAAAAAATTGAGACAACAACTTATGTTTATGAATATGAGTTATCAGATGACGAGTATCAACAATATTTAGAAGACGAAGATGCGTTTTGGAGTACGTTTGAAGAAAATTGGGAATTAGTTGATGAGGATGTGGATTCAATACCAACTGAAATTAATTTACTTGATGAGTAAAGTGACTGTCGATATTGACCAATATGCGGAAGGTGCGATTCTATTGGATGGGTTAGAAAGTGCTATTATAGGTATTGTTGAGGACTTTGGTTCTCCGGGAAGAAAAATCTTATATTCAAAACAAAGAATATTAGATATTCTACAAGAAAGGGATTTAATGCTTTATGGAGAAGCGGAAGAGTTTTATGATTATAATATATTAGGGTTATACGCGGGTGAACAGAATGCGGTTTTCTTGGACCAAAGTTTAGAACCAATTAAAAATAAAGAAAACGAGTGGGAATACCACGCAAAATAATAAAATGATAGAAACAGGAAAGATAATTAATGGAGATTGTATTGAGGTAATGAAAACTTTCCCGGAAGGTTCAATTGATTTATTGGTGACATCACCACCCTACGGAGTTAACATCAAATATGATGTTTATAATGATAGTATTCCTATGGATGAATATTGGGATTTTACAACGCAGTGGTTAACAGAATCTTATAGAGTATTAAAAGATGATGGTCGGATAGCAATCAACGTTCCTATAGAAATTAACGTACAGGAAAGAGGTGGTAGAATATTATTCAACGCAGAGTTTTGGATGAAAATGAAAGAGGTTGGGTTTAAATTTTATGGAATGGTTGACCTTACAGAAGATAGCCCACATAGAGTTAGACAAACAGCTTGGGGTTCTTGGATGAGCGCAAGTTGTCCTTACATCTATAATCCTAAGGAATGTATTATTCTAGCTTACAAGAAAACTAATAAGAAATTAACCAAAGGGGAGTCTCAGTGGTTAGGTACACCAACTGAAGTAACTACAGAAGATGGTAAAACTAAAAATAAAATGGTTTATCAGGACGAAGATAAGAAAGAGTTTATGAACTTGGTTTTTGGTAGATGGGAATATTTTGCAGACACTAGGTCATTAACTAAGGCGACATTCTCAATGGATATTCCATCAAAAGCAATTAAGATATTATCATATAAAAATGATATAGTTCTTGACCCTTTTATGGGAAGTGGAACATCGGCATTTGCTGCTGAGTTATTGGATAGACGATGGATTGGGATTGAGTTATCTCCGGACTATACAGAGATTGCGAGAAAAAGAGTCCAATCGTTAATTGATGAACATAAACAAACAAAATTAGAATTAAAAGAAGAGGTGTTATAACCTCTTTTTTATTTTCGGTATATTTATAACTAAAAGATTTATTATGGCAAAAAGATTTATAATTTCAGAAGAAGAAAAAGGCGATATCCTTTCAAAATACGGATTAGTTAATGAACAAATGAATCAACAAAAAGGTGTTGATGTTCAAATGGGGAAAATTAAACCTGAAATGGGGGGTAAATATTGTTTTGGTGACCCAAAACGACTTCAAGCAACTTATGGTTACAATGTTAAACTATATAAAGTTAAATCAGGTGATACGTTAAGTGATATTGCATCAAAATATCCTGGTGTTTCGAGTGTTGATGAGATTATCGCAACAAATAGAAGTTGTAATTTAGGTAAAGGTCTTAAAGGTGGAGATGTTATAGCAATAACTATTTTACCTTCAATGTAATATGAAAAAACTTATAAAAGAAAGTGGTTTAAGAGATATTAATGCTCTTGCTAAACGATACCCCAAAGCTGAAATATATTTTCATCAAGATTTGGATGGGGTAACGACGGCAATTGCTATGAAACAATATCTTGAGAACAACGGTATTAAAGTGGTGGATGCTCATATTATTCAATATGGCGATAAAGAGTTTGCTGTAAAGAAGAATGACGCAACCGGTGATGTTATGCCAGTATTGGTAGATTTTGCTCACGGAAAACCAATGTTTGTGATTCATACGGACCACCACGATAGACAAGCGGGAGCTGAAGAAACTAAATCCACATCATTTAGAAGTTCTCGTTCAAATGTTGAAACAATATCTCAAGTAGTTTCTCCAAAAGAATTATTCCCGTCTTCAGATATATTACTTATTTCAACAGTGGATTCTGCAAATTATGCGGTTAATGAAATTTCAGTAGACCAAGTAATTTCTTATTTATTTAAATTGGATAAGGACAAATCGTTAGAGAAAAATAAAATGTTAATGGGGTTAGTTGCAAACAAACTATTATTAGCATTTAAAAATAAGCCAGGGTTCTTAGAAACGTTGGTTATGGAATGTACGCCATCATTATTAAATATCCTTCAAACTATTAAACGAATAATGGTTGAAAAGGGATATGCTAAACCGGAAGAGCTTGAAAAAAATAAAGAAGATTACGTTAAATCAATGCAAACAAATCCTAATGTTAAGGTATTAGGTAATGTTATTGTTCAATACGGAGGTGGTTCAATGTTTAAACCCGGTTCATACGATAGATATACACCATTTAAAAACAATCCTGACGCTGATTTTATTGTAATTGCTTGGCCTTTAGGTTTAGTTCAAGCGTCTTGTAACCCATTTAAAGGTGAACGTCAATTGAAAGGTGTTAACTTAGGTGAGATTGCTCAAGAAGTATTATCAAAATGGGAAGACCAATTAAAACAAAGAGAAATATCCCTTTCAACAATTAAGTGGATATCGGAATCTTCAAAAGATTTTAACCCTGAATCAACAGGATTTACATTTAAAGACTTTGTTGCGTTATATGGTAAAGATTTCAAAACTATGGATAATGGTAGAGAAAAACTAACACATATTGGTGAGATGATGGAAAAACCATTTTCTGAATTGCCAGAAGAACATAGACAAATGTTAGATGATATTAAGGTAAACGCTTGGGATTTCATTCAAGCAAATAGTGGTGGACACAAATGTATTACAAATATCTCAGGATTAAACTTTATGGGTAGAAGTACTCGTCCACCAAAAGGAAGTGGTGGGTATAATAGAGAATCGGAAGATGCTCCTTATATTAAGTTTACAAAAATGATTCAGAATGAGTTTGTGAAATTGTTACAGGAAAAGATAAATCAATCGTAATGAATGATTTTGTCTCCGGACTTAATCCCTAATTTTTTACAGGTACCACCTTGAAGTTCAAGTATCATATCACCTTCACCACAATAGTTTCTACAATCTTTGGTTTTACAAGGAGGACAGTTGTGGTGAATTTTTGTTATAATATCGTCTTCAATCATAATGATATCCAATGAAATTATACAATTCTTCATCCAAAAACAGTGATGACCATCTGACATAATAAATAACATACCATTAAAAGTATCGTCAAATCTTTTATTCATCATACCACGACTAGTGTCTTTGGGAGATATAACAGTTTTGACTTTGAATTTATTTTTGTTTATAGTTAGTTCCATATACTTATAAATACACAAAAAAATATAAAATGAAAGAAGTTAAACGATATTCCGGTGTAATTGTTAAATGTGGTGATGAAGTATTACTTTGTAAAAGAAATGCTACAGGTACTTTGCCCGGACAATGGAGTATACCTTGTGGTCATTTGGAAAACGATGAACATCCAATGGATGGGGTCCAAAGAGAGTTCAAAGAAGAAACAAATTATACGTTAGATAATAAATTAAATTTAGTTGGATTTGTTAAAAGATATAATCGTGATGGTTCTGAGATTAAAGGATTGATGTATGTGTTTATGATGGAGACGGATGAGAGAATCAACCCTGACTTGGAAAATGCTATCGATGGTGATGAACATTCTATGTGCTCATACTTCAATATTAACAACCTACCATTTGAGGACAAAAATGACCAACTATGTCGTTTAATTAAAAGAATTTTACAATAATTTACTACCTTTTATTAAATTATCTTTCGCCCATAATGGTTGAAGATTAGTATAATGATTTAATTTATATAACTCATCTTCTGTTTTTGCTGATGATAATGGAATAATGTGGTCAATATGGATTTCAGAACCTAATTTGTCCCAACACATACCTTCGGTAAATAATGATTCAAAATAAATCTTGAATGAATCATAATCACAACCAATAATTTCGGTAGTTGTAAATCTTTTATTTTTAAGGTATCGTAATATTGTATTTCGTAATGTTTTTTTTAATTTGTATAATATATCTGTTTTTATTTTTAATTTTTCATAATTTTTTTTATATTCTTTTATATTTTCTTTATTTTTTTCTCTCCATTTTTTTGTTGATTCTTTTATTTTTTCATTATTAAGTTTTTTCCACTCACGATTTCTAATAATTTCTGAAGTTTTATTTTTTTCTCGCCATTTTCTCGTTTTTATATTTACTAATTCTTTATTTTCAGAGTTATATTTACGAGACAATTCTAATACCTTATTTGGGTTATTTATTTTCCAATTTTTGTCGTATAAAGACATACATAGTTTGCAAGAACCTCTTTTACCGTCTTTGGTTGTTTTGTCAGAATAAAATTCACAAACATTTTTTTCTTTACCACATTTTTTACAAATCTTTCTTTCCATAATACTCTTTTAATAAATTTTCAATCAATCTTGATTTGTTTATCATTTCATTATCCATTCTCTTAAAAAGTTTTGGGTCTAAACTAATAGCGAATTTAATTTTCTTATCTTCTTCGTTTTTTCTTGGTTTCATAATTGTCTTTATATATAAATATCACGAAAAGTATGAAAAGTTATACTTTTGTAAATATAATTATAAAAAAGATTAACTTTTTTAATTTTACGATATATTTATAATCTCATAAGCCAACAACCCCTTTCTTACGGTTGGACACATTGAAACCTCAACAGAGTAAAATTTGTTGAGGTTTTTTTTGTTTATATTAAAAATAGTATTATCTTTGTCGGGAATTTAAATCTTAAATTATGGTAGTATTAGGGATTATATTGGGGGTTATTTTAGTAGTGTTAATGATAATTGGGGTTAACGGTTCAGGTAAAGATAACTATAGAAAGAAAAAATGTAAAAATTGGAAGGTTGGTGATAAACTGATTCTAACCCGAGTTGGTGATTACGTTTCAATATTAAAACAAAATAGAAAAGAATTCGCAACCCTTAAAGGTTGGTCTTTGACTGATTTATATATTGATTGTGGTGATGGTTCCACTTATAAAGTAAATTGGAATGTATTACTTACTAATAAATCCGACTTATGGAGACAAAACTATGAAGAGGCTAAAAAAGTAATGGGTGTTAATCCTGGTTTTAGTGGTACTATTGGTGATGAATTAGAAACTACAGGTAAAAAAGTTGATGGTAAACCTATTGACTTAATGAATGAGGTTGAATGTGAGGTTTATTTGAAGAAAGCTTTGGAAGAAGAAGATTATGACACCGCTGAGTTGATTAAAAAAAGAATGGAAAAATTTAGATAATATGAGAAATAGTGTGTTAGGTTTTATGGTGATAATTTTATTACTTATCGTAACCTCTGTAGGTTATAAAGTTTATTTGGTTAGTGGAATAAAAAAGGGGGGTCATTTATATGAAATCTCCATTCCGGGTAACAGACGACAAGAGACAAGTTTCTATACTGAAAAGTATGTGGAGAAAGATGGATGTATAACATTCAAAGATGAGTTTGGTAGGTCACATAGAATATGTGGTATGTATAACATTACAGAATATTAAAAAAAAATTTGTATATTAAAAAAATAGTATTATCTTTGTCCCATAGAAAATTAAACATATGAAAACAAATACTTACTCTATTAGAATTGAGAACGAAAAGTTCGGAAAACTATTACACGAGACATTCGTGGACGCAATTCAATTCAAATTATTCTTGAAGATGGTCCAGGGTTGTATTGAGTTGAAAAATGATTTAACATTCTTCAACGGGAGTGACTTCTTAATTCACGTCCCACACAAATACTTAGTTGATTCAATTATTGTTACATCAGTTAACGATTACGACTTGGCTGACCATATGAGAAGTAAAGTAGAAGCATTAGTAACTAAATAATAGTAAGGTATGAGCACAAATTATTACAAAATTCCAAAAGCAAGTGAGGTTAGAGTCAAATACCTTAACTTGGTTGAACAAATAAACGATTTGGACATATGGAGTCCGGAAAACATTTATAATGAATTTAGAACCACTGAAAAGGGTTATGAGAGATGGTCTGCTTGGGATGAATTCCTTGATGGTATGAAAATTCATATTGGTAAAAGAAGTTCAGGGTGGAAATTCTTATGGAATTTCCAAGATAACAAATTTTACACTAATAAGGAAGAACTATTTAAGTTCATCCGTTCAGGTAGAGTTGTGGACGAATATGGTGAATTACAAGACACCGAAGAGTTCATTAAGATGGCTTTGGAGTGGGGTCAACCGGATGGTTATGTGTTGGATAAGAATTATATGGACGAACAAAGTAAGTTGGCTCATTACAAACCTTTTACCGATATGTCAAAATATTATGATAAAGAAGTTGATGGACTTCGAGTATCATCATCAACTGAGTTTTCCTAATTCTCTTTAAAAATAGGATGGTGGAGTCGCCGACTTTATGTCGGTCCAAAATTAACCCTCACATAAAGTGGGGGTTTTTTGTTTAATCGGATATTTATAAATAAAAGAATTATGGGTAACGTTATATTAACAGAAAAACAACTTGAAAAGTTGATTAGTAAAATGAGAACAGTTAACGAGAATCATGAAGAAGGTTCTTACATGGCTAAACAACAATTATTTACTATTGCAACATTAGCTAACGCTATGTGGGAAAAAATGGAAAATGGGGAGCAACTTGAAGATTGGATGGAATCTAAAATATCTCAAGCAGAACAAAGTATTATTGGTGTTGTAAAAACATTTATGTATGATGAATTTAAGGGTGAGTCCCAAAACAATGATGGAATGGGTAAATTAAATTACGATGAAATTATAATTGGTAAATAATAAATTACAATTAAACGATATATTTATATGTAAAACTTTATTATGGGAAACAATGTATTATTAGAAGTTAAGAAAAAAAACTTAATGAGAGAGCAAAAAGAAGAGGGTGAAATTGAGGTAGATGATACAAAAACCAATTCAGGGTTTAAAGATATGGTGTCTATTTTATTGCATTCACAAACTCAAGTACACATTTTTCATTTACAAACAAAATCATATTCAGAACATAAGGCTCTACAAGGGTATTATGAAGGGATTGATGCACTTATAGATGGTATTATTGAAAGTTATCAAGGTAAACACGATGTGATTACTGGATACAATTCAATCAAAACTGAAGAGTATAAAAGTTCTGAACAAGTTATTAAGTACTTCAAATCATTGGATTCAATGGTTGAAAAAAACAGAAAAAGTGTGAAAGAATCATTTCTTCAAAATCAAATTGATACAGTTCAAGAATTAATATATTCCACATTATATAAATTAAGATTCTTAAAATAATATAATGAAAGAACTAATTAGACGTATACTACGAGAAGAACAAGAAGGTCCTTTAACTAAAAAGGAAATTATGTTATTTAAGTATATTGACAAACATAAAAGGGAAACTAAGACTCAACCTGAATTTTTAAAATTTTTAAGGTCTATTTTACCGGTACTTGGAATGTCACCAAACGACTCTCATTTTTATTATGAAGTATACACGGCTAACTTCAGACCGGAAGGGGATTATGAAAATTTAACAAACGAGAATTTCAAGGATTTCAGACAATTCAAACAGAGAAAAGTTACTAATAATACGGCTTATGAATATGCGTCGGCTAGAATGCCGTTTAAGGGTTCAAATATTGAAGGTCAGTGGAATGTAAATAATAATAATGATTGGTATTATGTTATTACATCATATGGGTGGTATCCAGTGTTCTTATTTATTAATGACCAATGGTACAGAACATTAGAAACGTATTCAAGTTCTACAAGAAAACAAATGAGTCAGGTTAACCCTGTTAAATTTGATTCAAACTTAAATGCAAATGTTATGAGTATTACCAAAGATGAGATGGAAGGTCTTATTCGAGGAAGTCGTAACATTGAAACGGTTAAATCTAGTAGAGTTTCAAACTTTGTAAAAGATAAAGATAAAATAACTAATCAATCAAAATTAATCAGTGGAGGTTGGGGGGATAATGCTCACAGAGTTAATTTTATGATTAAAGACATTGAGGATGTTGATGGTAAAATTAAAATATCTGTCAAAGTTCTTAAAGCTGGTAAAATGGTTGACAGGAAAATGATACCGGATTCCAATTTTAGAGACAATCCTGAGTTATTGAACAATATTACAAATACAATTAAACAAGACATACTAAGAACTTATCCGAAATACTTAACGGATGATAACACTGAGATAGAATTATTAGATTAAAAAAAAAGGAACATTTAGTTCCTTTTTTTTGTTTATATGGGATTAAGTATTATCTTTGTACTATGAATCCGTATCCAAAACCTTTACAATTATTATTAAAAGAGATATATAAGGAGTTTCCTCACTTGAGGAGACATCCTGAATATCGTTTTTATTATTTACATTACGGATATCCTACAAAGGAGTACTTCCTTGTTCTAACAAACTTGATACCTGAATCTTACAATGACAATGACCTTGTTTCTTACATAAATCAAATGGCACCTGTTTTTGGTTTTATTGAGGCGGCATTGATGAAACCGGACGATTTTGAAAAATTTATTTTAGAACCAATAAATGAGAATATAAAAGATTTACGGGGTAGTGAGTATAAAAGTTTTGGATATGAGGTGTGGTAATTTGACTTCTTAATAAAAAATAATTATACTATACAAACAAACAATAAAACAATTTTATTATGAACATAAAGAAAGCTTTAAAAGAGAAAAACCGATTGGTTAAAGAGATTTTAGATTTACACACTAGAGTGGCGACATACAACTCAGTTGAGGTTGGGAATGTTAGACCATATTCGGCTAAAGAATCAATGGAATTACTTAACCAAAAAAGTAATGAGTTAGTGGAACTTAAAACTAAAATCCACAGAGCAAATGATTTGGTGTATCAACACATTTTTAGATTGTCGGAATTGAAATCTATGATTGCGAGAATTAAAAACTTGGATTGTAATGAGGGTATTGTCCAAGATTACTACTCAAGAAATCGTGAGACACCTGCTGTGAAAGAAACGGAAATCTCAATTGTTGAGAGAGACGAGATGGTTAAACATATGGAAGGACAAATTGAAGAGATTCAAGATATTTTGGATTACCATAACCAAATCACCGAAATATAGTTCAGTGTCCGGAAGGGATATAATGTAATATATATGGACTATTCCGTATTACCTACAAACTCATTATGAAAGTCGTCGACGTTTTGATGATGATGAAGTACTCAAACCTCAACACTCAGCAGTTCAAAATTAATTTGTCAAAACTTAAAACTCTTTTTGATTTACTTATTGAACTTCCAACCTGACTATAAAAAAACCCCTC